GAATTGGATTGATTATATTATGACCCTTTTGTTTAGCAAAAGACTCCAACCCACTAATAGATTTAGATGCGCTGGCTGTTAGATTGATTTTTTCGATGTCCATTTTATTAATTATGCAAAGATTACTTCACTTCCGAAAGTTTCATATAGATTTTGTCTTCAAGCAAGGATAATTTATCGACGATCATAATATCGTTGCTTTTTTTGCCGATTAAAATTACAATACTACCCTTTTTGGGCATAGCCTTGCCAGATTTAACGTGCAGAGAATATTTCGCTTCGCGAGCAGAATCTAAAAATAAAGCTGTTACATTACCAGTTTCGTCCGCAGCTTCAATTCTTGCGTATTTATTTCCACTGGCGCTGGTTCTAGACACTACATCGTTTACGGTTCCAACGAACCTAACAACACTGTTATTTTCCTGATCAGTGATGGTGTTGGCAGATACTAAGTCGCCGCCAATCTCGTTCTTGAAAATCTCACGAATGTTCTGCGAATAACTGTAACCCAAAAGCTTGGATTCAAAATGCCAATTGGCAAACTTTAAGTGCTTACGATTCTTTTCATAGATTTCTTTGTATGGAGAATATTTATTTTTAAATGTTTGGAACCTCTTTTCGGAAAAGATTTTTTTATTATCGTCGCCAATTAAAGAGTCTTTGACTGCTGCACTGATAGATTCCAGAATATCAAAGTTATACTTTTCACCGATAGCTACGAAATTTCTCTTCTCTCTATCAGTCAACGAATTGAATGTTTGAGCTTCCAATACAACACGGCATCGATCCTTCTCGACGAAAGCGTCAAGAACTCCAGCCTGAATAAGAGCGGAAAGAACACCAATATTAACACCAACCTGTTTAGCAGCCAAGAATACTTCGTACTTGTTGGCAAATTCAGATTCTCTGAATTCGAGAAGAGATTCAAGAACCTTGGTGGAAACACCCTTGATAGTATTGAGTCCGTAACGAATATTCTTTCCTTCGATACAGAAATTAATTTGAGACTTAGAAAGATCAGGCGGCAAAAGCTTGATATCGAAATGACTCAGTTCCTGAGTAATCTTGTGAATTTCTTCGTGTGGATTAGGCTCAAATTGAGCAAATTTCAATAAACTTAAAAAGAACTGCTGTGGATAATTAAACTTCAGATAAACTGTGATGGCTGCTAAATTAGCATACGAAATACTATGGCTTTTATTAAAGCTGTAATTCGCAGAATCTTCTGCAACTTTCCAAAGAATATCAGCGATGTTAGAGTCTAGATTGTTTTCAGCAATCTTTTCGCGGATCTTTTCTTTCCAAGCTCCCATTTGATCGACTTTCTTTTTGCCGACAATTCGACGCAACTGCTCAGACTCATCAAGACTGAATCCCACCTTGGTTGCCATCTTCATCAACTGTTCTTGATACAGAGGAATGCCTCCAGTGTAACTGAGAACGTCGTCGAAGAATGGATGAACAGATTGGAACTCTCCATTGCGAGCATAATCAGCATAGCGATCCATGAAATCGAGAGCGCCTGGTCTTGCAATAGCAACCACAGCAGACAACTGTTCTAGATTTTTTGGAGCGACTTTCTGAGCTACTCTGAAATTGGTGTCAGCTTCGATTTGGAAGAGTCCGCTGGGAGCTTTGAGAGTCTGTAACGCTGCGTAGATGGAGGGATCGTCTACGTCGATGTCAGACGCCTTTATGCCGATCTGAGCGCAAACGTCATGCACGACAGATAGAGTTCTCAATCCAAGAATATCGAATTTGACAGTAAGCTCTGAAACATTGTTCATGTCGTATCCAGACATCATAGATCCATCGCCAGTGTTTTGCATTGGCATGATCTCATCGAGTTCGTAGAAACTGATAGCAATGCCAGAAGGATGAACACCAGTGTTCTTGGTCAAGCCTTCGAGTTTTTTTGCGATGCTATAAATCTTTTTATTCTTGAGCGCGAACTCTTTGAAAGATTCACTTTCTGTAAACGCGTCACTGAGCTTGGCAACTTTTCCGAACTTTTTGGGAATTGTATCACTGATTTCGTTTACAGAAGATTCTGACATTTCGCCAACAATTTTACCACACTCCTTGATGCATAGCTTGCTGCTGAGAGTATTGAGAGTAAGGATCTTTGATGTTTTGCCTTTGTATTTTAGATTGATGTAATCAATGACTTCTTGGCGACGATCATAACTAATATCGTTGTCTACGTCTGGCGCTAGAGTTCCATCTAGAAATTCTTCGCCATTAGAGAAGATCTTTCTTGCTCGACTCTTGGAAACAAATCTTTCGAAGAAAAGATCATATTTGATTGGATCAATGTTTGTCACACCGATCACATAAAGAACAAGAGATCCAGCAGCACTTCCTCGACCAGCACCTGTCGGGATATTTGATTCGTGACAGAACTTAAGAACATCCCAGTTCAGAAGAACATAATCAACAAATCCAAGCTCTTGGAAAACTGAAAGCTCCATAGACAAACGATCATAATACTCCTGCTTGTTTGTAAGCTTATCAATGCCGCGACTCTGCACACCAGAAAAACACAATTTACGTAGGAAGTTAAAATTGCTGATGTCGGAACTGCAACCTAACAATTGATAGTATTTATTTTCGATGTGAATGCTTGGCAGTTTAACGCCAGCAGGAAATGGGTTTTCGTAATTAGTGAATAAATCTTTCATACTTCAATGTCGTAAATTTGTTTGAGGAAAATCTGAAAGGTCATTTCAATATCGTATAAAGCGTCATGCAGCTTTTTTGGATCATGAGGAATATTGTAATGCTTCAACATGCTTGCTTGGGAAGTTTTAAGACCTTTTTCTTTGTGATTCAAAAGCTTATATTGCCAAGACAAGAAATTGTTTTTATCTGGGAGAATGTTTTTGAATATGGCGGTAGACAAGGATTTAGTGTCGATGACTCTTGGCAGGTATGAATAGTCACTGTTTTTATTCATGCCTTTCAGCCAAACATTCAACATATAAACATCAAAACCCAAGATGTTCTGACCAATAACGATATAGTCAGGATCAAATAGATATTTTGAAAGATCGCGCCAAACCTTCAGTGGATCTTCGGCTCGACGCTCATACTCACTTTCTGAAAAGCCAGTAATTTTTGCGGCACCTTCGGATACGTTTAAATTATCCCATTGAATGAATCGATTGTTTTTCTCGACAATATTCTTGCCTTGAGTAGCAATCCAAGCGCATTGCCAAGGACGAGAATTAACTAAATTCAATCCCTCGGTTTCTGTGTCGATGATCAAATATTTTTGGTTCTTTTGGAACCTTAGTAGTTCTTCTTTCATTGTTCTTTAAATGATTCCCAACAGAATTCATCACTTCCAAAGTGATTCAAGTTTGGACACGATAGTGTAGCTTGTCGCCCAAAGGATCGATTGCAGATAACCTTGTAGGTTTGAAGAGCTTCATAGTCTGATTTATAGCGGTAATAGATCGACTTTGCAAGCTGAACTTGGCAATCGGATTGAGAGGCATACTTGCGAACAGCTTCTTCAATCAAAGAATCAAAAGGAAGATTGTTTCTTTCCACAAAGAAGATTGGCTTGATATGCTTAAAGTCTGGAGTGCAATTGCTCAATGAGAGATGATTCTTGAAAATAAATGAATCATAAAAAGGCACCGCCAAAAGCATATTCTCAGTCCATAAGCGCAGCAGGTCACTGTTAGTGATGACTCCATTAGATTCAGTATTGATGTGACTGTAAAACTTATTTAAGTCTTTGCAGCCCTGATCGTTCAAAGCGAAAGCAATCAATTTATGATGTGAATCAGCGGAATCGACATCAGTGCAACAAGTGAATCTATAACCGAAAATAAGCTTGATACCGAATTCTTTAGCCTTTTTAAATGCATCGAAAAATCCAATCATGGAATCTTCCACCAAATAAATGGTATCTAAAGACTCTTCTTGAGCGATAGAGAATATGCTATCAGATCCATCATCCCTAGATTTTTCTGGATGATCAAGAGTTAAAATACTCTTGCCAATTGAGTAGTGCGACTTAAAAAGAGGAATCATGAGTATTCATCATACTCATGATCATGTCGCGTGTCAATAGCTTATTTTGGGTTCAATAATTTTGCCTATTGAACGCTGGACATCCAAGATAATGACGCTTTTCAAAAGTTTGATTTTCTTCAACAATAGATGGATCGAAGTCGGCTTCATTATAAGACTTTAATATCTTTCCCTCTTTGTTGAGAACCACAAAATAATCAAACGGAAACTTCGCAAAACAATGCCACATGGGAGTTCCGTCTTTTTTAAGCTGACCTTTTGTTTTTGCAAAGCCACACTGCAATGGTCCGCTGAATGAATTATCAGAGGGAAACGGTTGCTTAGCTGCAAGATTTCCACGGGAATCTTTTTCGGAAAAATTATCTAGATAAGTTTGCATCCCAGTTAATTGATACTCAAAACCCGAAAGATCATCTTCTGAAATAGGCTCCATCAATACTACGCCAGAACCTTTTTCTTTCTTTTTCTCAACTAGACTATTTGGACCGAATCTGAGCTTAGCTGCTTTTTTATCATCAAGATTAAACTTGAGAAACAAGAACTCACTTTGACGATTGACGTATTCAGGATACAAATGCTTAACTGCCAAACTATACATATAATCTTGCAGATTATCAGAAATCTCTTTACCCTTGAATACTTGCTTGCTGCTTTTAAAGTCTCGAATCAAAGCTGACTTGTTATTCTTGTACAAAAACAACTTATCGATGAATCCCTTGATCTTATATTTGATTCCTTCTGATTCAGAAACGTGAACAATCTCAAAGTCTTTTTCCGAAATAGCTTCTGTCGGGGTATCGGAGTTTTCTCCGTAGAAATCATACTCCAAACCATTCAGAGTCATTTCCTTGATCATCTCAATATTCTCTTCATCATCGACGCCAGATTTCTTTGCATGTTTTAGAACCAACCGTTTCACAGATTCAACGGCGAAGATATCTTCTTCTTCGATGATTTTCTGATATGTATTCTTTCTACGAGGCTCGCCCAACAACTCGAAAACTAAGTGGCATATACTACCTCTTTTAGCTCCATCATTGGATGCATCTGGCAACTGAAGAACATATTTGCACCAATACAACCAGCTGCAAGATTGCGCAGTTTTGATTCTACTAGCGGACAGAGGTGTTTTTGGACTACTCATAATTTTCAATTAACTTGATCAGGGATGCAGCATCTTTTTGTTTGAACAAGTTCATATATTTCTTAACGTATGAATGTAAACTTTCCAAATACTCCTTTTTATCGACTTCCTTATTATACCAGCTTTCTAGATTATGTCCAGCTTGATGCGCTTCAAATAAGTCATTGTATCCATCGGGAGGCATTTTAATTTCGATGCAATCGAAATCAAAGTAAAGACGCAGAGCCATTAGAATCTTGATAGCTCCATTGTAACCATGATTCGCAGATGATCTGAAATCATTGTTTGTGGCAATTGTGATTTTCTTGATAGGTGCAGAATTTAGATAACTGATAATAGATGAGCTACATCCAATGCCAAACGTAACTAAACTATTCTTAATGCCAGAATCAAATAAAGCCATGCTGTCGCCAATACTCTCGACTAGAATGACTTCCTGCTTTTGCTTGATCACTGAATCAACAGAGGACTCATTGGGTAGATAAGCTGGATACACCCAATTCTTTCGCTTGCCCAAATGCTTCCACTTAGGAGATTGATCATTACCCTCGTCAATTTTGCGACCACTAAATCCAATAATTTGTTCATGTTCATTAAAGATGGGAAATACCATTCTGCGATACATTTTTCCAGCACCAGCCAATCCAGTTTTAAAGAATTTCAGAGTATCTTCTGAGATACCTTTTTTAGTGTAAAAATTGTAATTTGGGAATAGCTTCTGTAGAATTTCTTTTGGATAAATTTCTTCCATTTCAATAGTTTGTTTTTGAGTGTATACGAATTCATCGCTCTTATTCAGAGAGGATGTTATTTCTTTTAGTTTTTTAGAATCACCACCAACTGTAAGTTGCAAAAGTTTTTCGAATGGGAAAGCTTTTCCATTATTTACAAAGTCTGTCCATACGCCTGTATTCTTATAAATACGAACAGACATTTTATTGTCTCCTCCTCGATATATAGCATTGGTTCTCCAGTGATTTCCGAAATCAACTAAAGAGTAACCAATGTTCTCTAGCGTGGATTGGATTTGAGATGGATCAACCGAAGTCTGGGATTGAGTCGTTGTCATTTTCGTCTAATTCGAAGCGTCCCTCTGCGACAGAAGCGATATCTCTAAGATCGCCTCTTTCAGAGATGCAGAAGTTTTTAAATTCAAGGTTAATAAAATTCTTTCTCAAAGTATCACCAATACGAACTGGTTCAACAGCACCAGCAATATCTTTGCCAAGGTGACGAGCTTTAACATTGATGAATTTGTGAGTTCCAAAGTTGCGTCCTTCTGTTTCAATTTCGTCAGCTGTCTTGTTTCTCAAGATAAACATGTGAGAACAGAACTGAGTGATTCTATCAGACAGAGAGACGATGCTTTCATCATCAATAATATTTTGAGATTGGCGATTGTTTGTAATACCACTTCTGTTCGACTGAACGGAAGTAATCATTGGAATAACTGGATTACCGTCATGAAGGATTTCTTTTTGAATACACTTCTTAAACTTATCGACCATCTCGCCAACGATCTGCCATTCATTTTTGCCGCCAGATGCTTCTGATGTGGTTTTAATGTAGTCAAACGAAAAGATCATTTGATTGCCTCGACCAACTTTACCGTAGTAGAATCTTTTCAGTGTCTTGATCATAGAATCAACATCCATGCCGCCGACATTATAATAATAAAATTTCATGGACTTGATTTTTGGCCAAGCTTCACGAACTTTGTTCACTACGTCTTCACCAGCCCTGCGCCAGTCTCCAGTTTCTAATAGATGCATGGGAACTCCAGTGATGGCAGCACACTGACGCATAATAAGTTCCTCCTTGCTCATTTCTCCATTGTCGAAGTGAAGCACGGGAACTCCATATTTGATGCCAACTTTAGTGCTGTAATCCATGCACCATTGAGTTTTACCAACACCAGAACGAGCAACAACAACTGTAATATTACCTGGCCTCAAAAGAGATCCATAGATCTGATTGATTTTTGGATGCGGACCCATCATCCCGAATTCTTTGATTGGATTGTTACCTCTCTCTTCGATGAGAGATTCCATTTCCTCGTAAATGTTTTCAGGCACATCATTGCCGATCTCGTAAAGATTAATTCGAGAATTGTATACGTTGTCAGCTTGTTCAATGATCTGCGAATAAGGAGTCTCAGGAGAGACATTTTTCATCTTCTTGGCGATCTCTTGAGCGGATTCAAAGATCTCGCGACGAATCGTATATTTCTTGAGTTCCCTAGAAGTCTTGATAAGATTACCCTTCGGAACTTTTCTCAAAGCCAGCGAACGAATATAATCAGATGGATTGACTCGATCCTCGAACGACAGTCCTAAAGTATTGATGCGTTGAGCGATGATGACTTCATCAAGCTGTTCGCTGGCATCAATCGACTGCTTAATAATAGTAAAAATAGTACTATGTAGATTAGAATCCTCAGAGTAAAAGTCCTTGGAATTAATGAAATTAGAAATTTCTGAATAGCTTTCTGGCTCTTTGATTAGAGCGGCTAGAAGCTGTTTTTCAAGCTCAAGATTATAGATCATGCCTAATTATTGCTGTATAAATGTAAAAGTCAACTCACAAAATCACTCCAAATGATTCAAAAAGATCCTCGCAAATTTTATCGTTTGGATAGATCTCGACGAGATTAATGTCATTAATTTCGCAGAACCTAAATTTCTTATCGTCTCTTTTCAACTGCTCAAGATATTTCATTCTATTTCCATGAAAGAACTTGACGTATTTAGTATGCTGAGCGCCTTGAACTTCAATAGCTATTTTTTTGTTTGCATTGTACAAATCAAATGATAGTCTAGTGCCGACCAATTTAAATTCTTCAAAAACAATGTCCGACTTCCAATACGGATAAAGGAAGTCTCTTACAGACAACTGGAATTTACTTTTGCTTTTGCCGTTCCAATCAACTAAATACTTTTTAGCATTTCTGAGTTCAGCTGTTGAACCAGATAATGTTTTAAATTTCATTGGCAATTGTTTTCTTGAAGTAGTTGACCAGAAACTCACACAGTTTTTTATCGGATTCAATAAAGTTGAACAGAGCCTCTTGACCTTGGATCTTTTCAAATGCAGCAAACCCATTCTCCATAAGAAGCTCGTCGAATTCTTCTGTCGCAGAAATCCATGAAGTTTTCTTGGTTAAGAATTCCCAAAGAAACAAAAGATCAACAACTTCCTTTTCTACCCAAATAGAGTTTCCGTTGGTTCTTCCATACTTGATTGGATATGGAATGGTCAAATTTGTTTTTTCATTTGGAGACTTCTTGACAGTTACTTTGGCGAAGTGTCCAACTGGAGGATTATTGATCAAGTCAATCTTTTCTGTAGGATTTTTGAGAATGATGTCTCCTTTGTTTCTAGATTCAAATTCTAGAATCCAGTTTGCAAAGTGAAGCAGTGCATTGCCGCCAGTTGCGGATGTCTGCCTAATCGGAGCTTTCGAATAGGGATCTAGCTTGATGTCAGCGCGAACCTGACTAATGAACACAGCGATATGGCCGCGCTTTGCCAAGCCAATAGATAGTCTCTTCATGAAGTTTGCCGCAATAACAGCGCCACCAGCAACTTTATTGGAATCTTCGAAGTTCTTGTCGAGATCTCCTTTTGTGATCAATCCGTCTACAGAATCAAGCAAGAAATAATAAAGATTAGCTTCTTCGTTTTTTGAAACAAGCTGGCGCATAACATCTACAACAGTTTCGTAGATGTTGCTTTCAAATACAAAGCAAGTTCCCTCTTGCCACTCTTCAGCAGTGAAGACAAATTTGATTCCAGATCGATCTCGCATTTCTTGCGAGAGGCGACCTTCAGCCTTGATATAAAAACCTTTTGCTTTGGGAGTTTTTTGCAAAAAGTTCTTCATAAATGAAAGAGCAGCACTTGTTTTACCTCCTTCATTCATTCCAACAAATCTGTGTAAACCTGGTCCAAGACCACCTCCCAAATGCAAGTCTAATTGCAGAGAACCGCTAGAGACTTTATAATCAATCGCTTCTTCGAAATTATAATGATCTGCAACGTTCTGCTTTAAAAATGAATGTAAAATATCACTCGACTTCTGTACTTCTTTATCTTTGGTTTTACTCATGCAAAAAATCTCTAATTGTTTTGGTTGTTTTCGGAAGCTCACAATCTTCACCAACCTTATCTCCTAGATGATAATCCTCATACTTAGAAAGATCAATACAATAATTAAAAGCTCTAAACTTTTGATCCATTGTTTCCTTTAGTTTGTCGCACACTATATATGCCAACGAATCGAATTTCTTGTCGAAAGAAACGATGTTCATGAACTCAAGAGAATACCTCTCGCAGAGATCATTTAAAAACTTCATCTCGCGCATATAAAACAAACGCTTGTCCCGTGCAGGAACAAGCGTAAGTCGGGCAAGTATATGTTTTTTATTAATTTTAGACTTCGCCATGCTCAAGTCTATACTCATTCAAATCATTTGCAAGCATTTTTTGCACTAGATCTTCGAATGAGCTTTTTGGACTCCAGTTAAGCTCTTGTCTAGCTTTTGAAGAATCCCCGAGAAGAAGCTCGACTTCTGCTGGTCGATAAAACTTGGAATTAATCACCAAAAGAACTCTGCCAGTTTCATTTTGGCGGAACTCTTCTTGTAAACCTTCACCAAACCAAGATCCTTGTATTCCAGCGGCTTCAAATGCTAATTCAACAAATTCACGAATAGAATGGGTTTCATTAGAAGATAAAACGTATTCTTTAATTTCCCTATACTCTTGTCCAAGAGGGATAATGCTAGAAATAGCACTAGGCCAATACTTTTCCTGATTCAACATTTTCCAAATTCCATCCACGAAATCTTCTGCATCGCTCCAATCTCTCAGTGCATCTAAATTTCCTAATTCGAGAGGAGCAAAGGATTCTTGCCTGTCGATTGCATTTTTTATTCTAGCGATGTTTTTGGTAATTTTTCTAGTAACAAATTCTTCGCCGCGTCTTGTTCCTTCGTGATTAAACAACCAACCTTGCACAGCATAAAGTCCATAAGACTCTCGCCATACCTTTACAAGCTGTCTAGAAGCCGCCTTGGAAGCTCCATATGGACTTCTTGGACGAAGAGGGTGATTCTCGTCTTGTGGAGCGTAAGCAACGTCACCAAACTCTTCTGAGGAGCCAGCTTGATAAAACCTACAGATTGGGTGATATAAACGAATAGCTTCTAAAATATGAAGCGTTGATGTTGAGTTTGTTTCCCATGTTTGATGAGCGAAATCCCAACTGCTTCCGACAAAGCTTTGCGCAGCCAAATTAATGAAATAATCTGGTTTGATTTTTTCAATGATGCGAGCGATTGAATGACTGTCAATCAAGTCAAAATTAATTAAATGAAATCTTTTATTGTTGATATGAGAAATATTCTTGTGGTTATAGACGCTGAGTCTTCGCACGCATCCGAAAATTTCATAGTCCGTATTGGCTAATAAATAATCAACCATGTGACTTCCATCTTGACCTGTTACTCCAGTTACAATAATCGACTTCTTGCCGATAGAGATCTTAGCTGCGTCTTCGATATTTAAAATGTCCATGTGATCTATTTTTTTACCTGTGTATTTTTCTTTAAGATTATTCATTATTTTTTAATATAAATTTTTCAGCCGTATTGTTAAATTCTGGATTTAAAAAAGTATTAAATATTTTTTCATCAATTTTATCTTTTTTTACATACCAATCTTCAAATGGAAGATGTATATACGCATTACATATATCTCCTCCGATGAGTTCATAACCATTAGATTTTAAAAACTCACGCGATTCGTTTCTAATTTCCACGGAAGAATTATGATAGTCTGTTTCATATGTTATAACAGAAAAATTATATTTATCAAACGGTATTTTTTTAAGGCAGGATAATGTGTTATTGGCTGGTTCAATATCTATTTGAAGATAATCTATATCAATTGGAATATTATTTTCTTCAAATAATTCTTCATAATCTATTTCCAAAGCATTTTGAACAACTAATTTAGATTTTCTTTGAGATTCAAATCCATTAATATTATTAATATCTATAGATAATCCATTCCAACCAAATTCTTTTTCTAATAAAAACGTATTGCTAATTTCAATAGGATGAAAAGTTCCTATTTCAATAAAATAACCATTTTTTTTGCCATCTAACATACTCAAAACAAACATATCTTGATATGCCTGAGAGTAATTTTTTTCAATAAGCTCGCAATTTTTAAATTTAAATTTTAATCTATTTAATTTAGATATATTATAATAATCATTCATATTTTTTTATGTAAAATGCATCTCCCCAAGGATGATTTGAATATAGATATTTTTCTTTCCTTTCGAAATTAAATTTATTTAAAAATTTATCAATTTCATTTGTTTTTGAACAGTTTTTATAAACTTCAGAATCATTAATTTCTATATAAATAGATTCAATAAAATTTAAATGATTATAAAGACCTTCTAGAGCTAATAATTCGGCACCTTGAATATCTATATTTAAAAAATTAATTCTATCTAAAAATGGCTCTTCAGTCAAGATAGAATTTAGTGTTTTAGTTAATCTTTTTTCCTCATGAATATAATAAATATCTGGAAATAAATTTGAATGTTCGCCTAAATCTAAAATAGATGAAGATTGAGTATTATTGGCTATTTTAAATACAACTTCTTTATTGTCCTCGTTAGATACTACGGCATTAGTGACTTTATGAATAGATTTATCTAAACGATCAGTTAGTTTAGCAGCTAATTCTGTATTAGCCTCTACCCAATGAATCTTCTTAGCTCCACATTCAATATAATCATCTAATTCTTGAGCTTCATGAGCGCCGACATGCAGAATATTTGTTAAATTTAAATTGTATTTTTCTTTTAGATACTTCAACGATATGAACATAGTATGTTTTTTAATTTATTGATATTTCTCTCCAATTCAAGAATGGAAATATATCTCCATGCCATTCTCTATATTCTTTTTGAACTGGGCAGATTACATTGTTTTGATTTCCCAAAAATCCAATCCACCAGCTAAATGTTCCCAATGATAATATTTTGTTTTCAAATTGAGATCCAAATATTATAGTTTCTTCTGGAGAATTTTCAAAAAGTTTTAAATTAAATTCCTTAATAAGCTGTATTACGATATCACTATCAGGAGAATCGCTTGATATGTATCCACCGTTTAAACCTATTAAAGCTTTACGATAATAATTTATATTACAGCTTGCTTGATCATTAGAGATATCGCCAAGTCTGACATGCACAAATGTATCTTTTCGATTTTTATTTTCATTTAAAAATGAATGCTTGTTTTCTTTTAGGAATTCTAGTATTTTCCTATTTTGAAAAAATCCATCTAAAATTAAATTATTATTTATGTTTTCTTCATTAAGTAAATTATAAATATTATCGTCATTTACTATTAAGCTCTCTTCATAAATATATTTATTTTCGCTGAAATGAAATTCAAAAATATTATTTAGTAATGGATTTTTAATTGATTGATTGAATTTTTGAGATAATATTAATGCAGTAAAATACTGAAAAAGATTATTTCCAAATCTTCCTTGATAATTTATATTTATCATAATATATAAGAATTTTCAAAAAATGGTTGAGATGGATACACAGCATCAATTGTGGTGTTTCTTAATTGATATTTTTCTGGCTGATAAATAATTTTTTTATTTAAACAAGCAGTTAAGCAAAATGAAGAATTAGATGATACTATATTATGTGATAAATGTAAACAAGCCCAATCAATATAATATTCATTATGCAAAAATTCGATATTATATGAATTATCTATTTCCTTAATAAAGGAAATTAACTCTTTTGCTTTGTTTGAATCATCTGAAAATACAAAAATATTTTTTATATTTTTATGATTTTTACTTAAGTGTTTGATGCACTTTTCATAATATTCAAATGGCAATCTTAAATCGTATCCTAAATGACCATTAAAATCTGAACCTCTATAGTGTAATGATATAGAATCATGATCCATGATATGACTAAGATTACAATTTATGAAATCCAAAATATTTTTTCTTATTTTAACTTTTTCAAAAAAAGTTTTACAATACAAAGGTGTATTATAAAACCATCCAGAAAAACATATATTTTCTGGAATTTTCAAATTCTTGTTATTAAGAATTTCTAAGCTTGTTTTTAAATTACTTTCATCAAGTTTGCAAGCCTCGAAAATGTTATAACTAAAAGATTCTGAAAAATAATTAATTAATTCTAATTGATTTGAACATTTAAATTTTTCCAATTCAAAAACTTCATCTAAATTGGATTCTGTAGCAATCACCAATTTATAACCTCTTTTTTTGCTGAAATTATAGCAAAATAATAAATGAGATAAATGATTGCCAAATGATTGATTTGGTCCGTAAGTTTTTAAATTACCAGAATTAAGAAAAATTTTTTTTAGTGCCATTCTATAATTTCTTGATTTTTATTTTTAAATCTTTTGATTAGATCTAGTTTTGACAACTCATGATTTTGATTATGAACATGAAATTCGCAATATATTTTCTTAAAGTTTATATCATTATCTAATATTTGATTTAATACGCCATACTCGACACCTTCAGCATCAAGTTTTAAAATACATTCTTCCGTATTTATTTTAAATTCTTCAATGATATCCAGTATTGTAGTTGTGCGTATATTGTAATAATTAAATTCATTAACTTTTATATTCCACCTTCCCAAGCTATCATTCATGAAATCTTCTCCCATTACAGTAGCACCAATACATTTATTTTCATCAGCTCTTGTCATTAGGACTGCATCTTTTACTTCTACATCAAGACCCTTTTTAATTAAAAAAGAATTTTTTATAGATTGAATATCTTCTTCTAAATCTAGCCAACATTCTGGGTTTGCTTCTACAAAAATTTTTATATCTTCTTCGTTTATAGTTTCAAAATTTTTTAAAAAATCAAATCCTGCTAAATCATTGCACCCTATGTCTAAAATTGTTTTCATCTGTTTATTGATTTCTCTATGTAATTTTTGAAATTATTTTGGTTAAATTCTTGATAAGCTTTTAAACAACCCTCTCTCATTGCAGCTTCCTTTTCTTGGGGAATTTTATCAATAATATCAATTAATTCATTATATGATAAATTTTCAAAATCATCTTCTGATATAATAAGAATAGTATTGTCCCAATCCCAATCAGGAAGAACCCAATTATCTGAAATTAAAATGGGTATAGCGCCAGCAGATAAGCTTTCCCAAAATCTTACAGAAGATGGAGATGATCCTCTTGGACATAGAGAAAACCTGCTTCTTTCTAAGATATCTTGATATTCTTTTTCTTCTTTTTGTTTGTAATTTTCGACAGAAAATGAATTAGAATCTATATGATAGCTATCTCTATAGATTATATTTTTATTATTAATTCTATTAGACATTCTTGATCTAATAGGATGAGAAGTATAAGCGCCAACAAAAGAAATAGGTATATCTTTATTTCTTAAATTATCAAAAATAAAACTGCAAGTAAATGCTATAGGAATAATGTTTATTCCATCAGTAGCAATATTATTTTTATCATGCAATGGAGAGAATACAGTGTTAATGCGCAAGTGCTTAAAGACATCGATGAGCATCATATAGTCATCATGCTGACAGACAGTAAAATTATTTTCCTGTTCTATATTCAATTTTGAAATTTCATTAATATAGTATTGCATTGGCTTCTTATTTGGAAAATCTAACCAATTAGAATTTAATATCTGCGTCCAAGGAATTGCGATGTAGTTGATATTTTCTTCATTTTTAAGTTGTTGAAAACAAGAATATTCAACAGGAAATTTATCATATGGAAAAATATCTTCGAAATAAGAATAAATCATATTTTTATAGTATTATTGATAATTTAAAAAGTCAAATACTTTTTGCATTAATTGAGTTTTTAAATTTAAATTAGGAGAAAAGTTAGCATGGAAAATATTTAAGTCTTTTGGGATGCTAATTTCGATATCTTCATTATACATAATATTCAACATCCCAACAGTGAAACATTTATGATCAAATAAATCCCATTTAAGATTTTTAAACTCATCTATTGATAGCAAGTGATTTGCGCAATATTGATCGTCTTTATGCAAATGAAGATTAAATAATAATTCATCAAAAAACTTTACTGTTAAATCGTTTTTTACACACGCAAAAAATCCCATGCAAACTCCAGATGAATCCCATTGGAATACTATATCTTTATTCGATAAAGACTCTTCAATGTAGCTATCTATGTTATTGCATATTAATATGTCGCAATCAGAATGGATCATAATTTCTCCTTCGCCACATTGCTTTAGACTGTAAACAATATATTGTATTTTACTAACCATTGCTTCTTTCCATCCATTTGAATGGTAGTCTCCAGAACATTTTTGATCTATTTTTTTAATAGTTAAATCCAAACTGCAATTTTTAAAAAAAGATTTCAAAAAAAGATCCAATAAATGCTTATGAGAGTCACTGTAAAATGTAAAAATTTTCATTTATATTTATTTCTTATTTGCAAAACTTCCTCCAAAGCTTTATTTATATTATTAGAAGACGAGGAAATTCCATTTGGATTTCTATAATATAGTCCAACAAGACTATCCAACGCTTTAAACTCACCTCCTCCTTTTAAAATACGAAACCACATATCATAATCGGAGGCAGAGAAATATTTAGTATCAAAATATCCAAATCTTTCATGAACACTCTTTCTCCAAACAGGCAAGCAGTGAGGAGAATTATGCTCCATTTGATTTTCTAAAGTACCATCTAAAGCTGGATAATATATTTTGGAAGAACAAAATTCAAATACTTCATTTGGAATTTCACTGATTAAAGTTGGACCATAGCACAAATCATACTTTGGATTTTTTTCAATGAAAGAAACTTGATTCTCTAATGAATCAAAAGCTCTGCGATCATCAGTATTCCAATTTGTGAGTATATCAGAAGATGATAAATCTATTCCAATATTCCATGCTTCATATACTGAGCATTTCCCGAGTTTATGGTACTTGAAATTACAAAAAGACAAAAATGGCTCGATTATTTTATAATCAAAATCATCATCATTACAATCTAACAGAAGAATTTCTGATTCAGGAAAAATAGTCTGCCTTTTTGCATCCAAAAGAAAATGATGCAAAAATTCAAAAGATTTATAGATTGAAGTGATTACAGAAACTCTATAGCTCATGCCTAATGCATGATAATAAATCAGAGATCGTCTTCTTCAATAAAAACTTGAACCTCTGATAAATAAGTCCACTCTCCAAGAATTTCTTCGTGATCTAAGAATTCAGAGTCATCCCAATCCCAGTCCATTCCATCGTCATCGCTTAAAAGAAAATCTTCTGAAGCTAAAGAAGAAACTGGTTTCTTGCTCCAAAACTTGCAACTCCAATAACGAGCTTTCCATTTCGGGCCAACATTAGTATCGCACTGATGTCTTGCTCTGAAGTTCTTTCTGCGATTTGGATCATCTCTTTTGATCTCCATGTTAGGATCTCCAAACTTCACCATCACGACATTGCCCTTGTCATTCTTGACATACACGCCAAACTTCTTGTTGGAGCCACTAGGCAGTCTGAACGGCTTGTTGAGAGTCTTCTTTTCAGCTTCTGAATACTCGATATCAAACAAATCAATATTAGCTTCATCGTCTAAATCCACATTAGCTTTGATCAAATCAATTCTAGCTAAATCAAAATCAATAGAATCAAATTCCCAAAAAACATCTTCTGGTTTTTGCTCATAATACAACTCAGAGCCAGAAGCGACATCTTGATCAGCAGCACGATAAGAATCTTTGACTTTTCCGCCACGCATCATCTTCAAGAACATATTGACTCTTGCCATTGCCCAGCTTCCTCTAGTTTGACCTGGTCGATGAGAAGATGAAAAAGCTCCAAGACCTCTTCTGTAAACTTTTTTCAACTGAGACAATGAAACTTTCTTGTCGTACTTTTCATTATGAGATCTAACTTTCTCTTGAAGAGAGCTTGTAATCTTTTCAGAAAACTCAATTTTTCCACCGTCAGTTCCAGCAGATCCTTTTTTGTTTTTATCTGAACCTGTTTTTTGATCAGATTTCGGAGCAGGAGTCTGAGCGGAGCTTTTTGGCCCAGATCTTTTTGCTTCTGAGTTATCGAATAACTCTTTAATTTTTAAAGAAAAGTCAACTTCCATATATAAAAGATATTACACTTTTTTTTTGATTTATGCCTCACAAGTTTTGCAAGACATGATCGATCTTGCGAGTTCTTGAGCGGGATTAGCACTTCGCTGATAATACATTCCCTTGATACCGCTTTCCCAAGCGAATATCATTAATTCATTGACATCTTTTGGTGATGAATTTGGAGGAATCATAACATTCAAACTCTGCCCTTGATCAATATACTTTTGTCTTTGCGCAGCTTGAATAACGATCTCTTTTTGAGAGATTTCGCCGAAAGTCTTGAATACTTCTTTTTCTTCTATCGTTAAGAAATCAAGATGCTGAACACTTCCACCGTGAACAAGAATGGATTTCCAAATTTCTTGATTGTCCATTTCTTTGGAAGCGAGCAATTCTTTTAAGTGTGGATTTTTATAAGTGAATTTTCCTTTAGCCAAATCCTTCACAAAGTAATTACTATTCAGTGGTTCGATTGATGGAGATACTTGCCCAAGAATAAACGAGCTTGAAGTAGTGGGAGCTACTGCCAATGTAGTAGAATTTCTACGAGCGTAGCCTTTCAACAATGGAGGCTCGCCAAAAATAGAAGCAAGATCTTGAGAAGCTTTGTCTGCAAGATTTCGAATGTTTTGCCAGATTGACATGTTCAACAGCTTAGCTTCCATAGATTCGAAAGAAACCATTTTAGATTGAAGGTATGTGTGCCATCCAAGAACACCAACACCAAGCGCACGCTGATTGATAGCAAACTTTCTTGGAGCTTCCATGAATGGCATGGACTCTGTCTTTTCAATAAACTCGCTCATTACTGCGTCCAAGAAGAAAACAAGAGTTTCGACAGCATCAGTTTTGACAATCTCATCCCATTTTTCAAGATTCAGCGAAGAAAGGTTACAAACAAAAGATTCATCTTCTGATGTCGAAAGCATGATTTCGTTGCATAGATTACTAGCATTGATCGTCAACCCCTTATCTTTGTAAACCTGCGGAGCTTGCTCGTTGGCATTGTCAGAAAAGAATAGGTATGGATAGCCACTTTCAAATCTCTTTTTAATAACCAAGCCCCAAATTTTACGAAGATCTTTATCGCCATCAATCATTCTCTTCATCCATTCATTGGATATGCATACACCAATCGACATGTCTTGAATCTCATGACCGTCTGAGCGAATCTTCAAAAACTCTTCGATATCTGGATGATCGATTGGAAGATAAGCAGCAAAAGAACCTCTTCGAACATTGCCTTGAGAAACAACATTCATGATCTTATCGTACAATTCCATGAAATGCACAGAGCCAGTAGATTCTCCACCAGAACTAATTGGTGCGCCTCGACCGCGAAGCGCTCCAAAATATGCAGAGGTTCCACCTCCAGCTTTGGTCATCATTGCCACTTCAGACAGCTTATAACCAGCAATCTGCTCTAGCTTGTCTGAAATATAAGAACCAAAACAACTGATTGGCAATCCTCTGGATCTTCCAAAGTTACTCCAAATTGGAGAAGACAAAGAGTAAAAACCAGAAGCCAAGTAAGACTCAAACTTCTTAGCAAACCCATCAATTCCTAAGTATTTTTCAGCAGTATTTGCAATATCCAAAATTCTCTGTTCGGCAGTCTCCCCCGCTAGTAAATAGCCTCTTTCGAGAAACGTTCTCGAATCCGCATTAAGCCAATAGTATTTTTCAGTCATAATTAAAATAAGTCGTCTTCACCAAATGATTGATTCTTCTTCGAGTACTCGACGGGTCTAGAACTGAAAAAGTCAGTCATGTTATTGCCCAAAAGTTCCTCGTCGAACCATGTCGTCAATGATAACAATTTTTCATCAATTTCAAATACTTTTTTGAAACCGATTTGAATTAAAGATTCATTGATTCTGTTTTTAATAAACTCTTTAAGAATTGGCGAAGACAGGGACTCCTCATTCAAACCATTTACCATCCAGTCTACGATCTTGCTTTCTGCTTCAAAAGCCTGAACTGCTTCGTGAGCAATTCTGGATTCAAGCTCTGAATCAAATAAATCTGGATACTCTTCGCGAATAGTGTTGATGATTTTAACGCCAACCAAAGCGTGAATATTTTCTTCGTTGCGAGTGTACTTCACTTGCTGATCCGTATCCTTCAAAACGTTTTTGAAGCGAGCGAAATGATTGATGATGTAGAATTGGCTAAACAAAGAAACATTTTCGACAAAAAGAGTAAAGAGAATCAAGGCGTACAAATATTGTTTTTTTGAATCCTTATAGAATTTATGAGTATACTTTCTCAAGTATTTCACCCTGCCCTGAATCCACTCAAGCTTGAGATTTTCTTCAAAGATATCCTCCAAATCAAGAACATTCAAAAGTCGCTCGTAAGCATTGTTGTGAATGACTTCTATGTTGGCCATAACGTAGCCTAGATCTTGCATAGATGGATGCGGCAGATTGTCGCCAAGCTTTGCCCAGAAAGTCTTCACAGCTACCTCAATTTGGCCGATTGCCGACAAAGTTCTGACGATCACTTCTCTTTCTTGATCGCTCAAAGACACTTTGAATTGCTGAACGTCAGACTTAAAGTTGAATTCCTTGTCGGTCCAAAAGCCATTGTGCATCGCCTCTATATATTGCTCAGTCCACGGATATTTATTCGGCTTTCTCGAAACTTGTTCTTCAAAAATCATAGTAGTATGTTTTACACTATACCTCACTCCAATTCTAAAAGCCAGCAAAAATTTAGTGTAATTTTTTTCTTGACAACCAAAAAATAACGCCTACGATTACGTAGCTGCTTTGCGATTAAAAAAACAAGAAACTTTGGATGAGCCAATAACAAACAACGATTAACCTACTACGGATACGATTAAATTAATTTTAAGTGAAGTGGTTCTTATCTTTTTTCGATTTTTGCAATAGAAAGTTATTCAAAATTAATTTAATATGCAAATTTTTTGTTGACTGTGCATCTTAGTTGTGATAATATGCCTGATATATGACAGAAGATAACCCACAGCAGTCATTTTTATGCTCAAGTGCTGATTGGTCAATTGTAGTTGATAATGCTGATTCATTCGAAAGCGCAGCGTCGAGAGCGCTTGAGCAATTACTTGAATCAGACGGAGATAAATTCTCTGTTGGAGCGGTTATTTCTGTGATTCCAATCAAGAAGTCCCTTTCGGAGACTAGACTGATTTATGCTCCAGCTGTTTTGGCAGATATCGGTATGCACAAATATGCAGCTGAGTTAATTAAACATATTGATCAAGATGAATGAATTAAACACAAACTCGTTAAAGAATATCATTTTGCCCGCGCATATTGGTGACGCTGGCTATGATGTTATTGCCGCTTCAGACCCAGTTATTGTTGGGAAAACACAACTCGCTGTATACTACAGTTCTATTGATTATATAGAGTACGATACTGAACTTGTGATTTCCCCAGAATCTGAATTCCATACTTATGCTTTTCCAAGGTCTTCCATCTCGAAAACCAACTTGATTATGGCAAATAGCATTGGGTTAATCGATAATGGATATAGAGGAACTATCAAGTTCAGATTCAAGTATCTTCCACAGCCAGAAGATTATATTATCGGTCACGGAGGATTGCTTATTCAGATTAATGAATCGAAGATCTACAAGAAAGGCGATAAGATTGGCCAATTAGTTTTCTCTAAAACGTTAAGCCCAAATCTTAATCTTGTAGAATCTTTTGAAGACACAACTAGAAACAGTGGAGGCTTTGGAAGTACAGGACTGTGAAAATTATAGGAATTTCTGGTGCCGCGAGAAGTGGCAAAGATACATTTGCTGATTGTTTAATCGAAGTTCTTAATGCTCGCGGAATTAAGGCTAAAAAGTTTTCTTTTGCAAATCAGTTAAAAGAAGAAGTAAAAGACTTTCTCCAGTCTACAATTGGGATTGATGCTTTTACTCAAGATGATGAGGAAAAAAAGATTATTCGTCCGCTTCTGGTTACATGGGGAACTGAAGTTCGCAGAAAAATCAATCCTAATATTTGGATCGAACATGTCGAATCTGTTTTGGAAGATGATTGTGTCAATATCATAACCGACGTTCGATTCACCAATGAAATGGAATGGCTTAAAGATAAGTCTGGATATTCTATTTTTATCAATAGAGTATTGAAAGATGGAAGTTTGGTTGAACCAGCCAACCAAACAGAATCAGAAAATAATTCTGTATTGATTAATCTTTGTGATTTCCAACTTTCTTGGTCAACTGTAGACAATTTGGATATACTGGTTGCTGTCGCTTATGAAACCCTTCACAATATTGTTCCACAAGAGGAAATTGAATCATGGACTCAGACTTGTCGCTTATAAATAAAATCAAAGAGGAGAATGATAGTAAAAGCCTCACTGAGCTTATCAATCGTCATTCTGGAATTTACATGGATATGGTGAACAAGACTGTTTCTGATTCATGCTCTTTCGTTAATAAAAATGATATTTTAAAAGACAAAGATTATTCCATATATGCTGCTGCTTTAAAATACAAGTCGGACAAAAATACCAAGTTCCCGACTTACCTAGCAAATGAAACTCGTTGGAAGTGTCTTAATATTTATAATAAGAATAAAAAAATGATCGAAGAGCCTCTCGACGATTCTTTGAAAGAAAAATCAAGTCGAGAAGATTTTCTTTCCGATATCCAAGTAAAAGAAACAATTAAAAATGTCTTGGATATGGCCAGTAAAAGTTCTGATCCAAGAGTCAAAAAAATTATTGACATGAGGTATTCTTTCAGCTATAATAAAGCCTGCTCTTGGAGAGAAATCTCTAAAGAGTTGGGAATGAGTATTCAAGGATGCATTGATATTCATAATAAGTTCATTAATAAAGTAAAACAGGAAATTAAAAATGTATAACACAATTATCGCAATCGGTCATCTTGTTAAAGATCCAGAAACTCGTACAACTTCTACTGGAAAGGCTATTTGCACTTTCCGAATTTGTATCTCAGAAAGCCAAGCTAAGAACAAGTGTTTCATTGACGTTGAAACTTGGGAACGAACTGCTGAAGTTTGCCAAAAGTATCTAGTCAAGGGACGAGAAGCTATGGTTGAAGGAGAACTCAGCACTTCAAGCTGGACTGGCAAAGATGGAAATCCTCAGAGCAAGAATTTCATCAGAGCGAACAAAGTCAAGTTCCTTGGCGGTGGACAGAAGAATGATGGATCTAAAGAAGGTCCAAATGCATCAAGCAAGCAGGTCGCAGAATCTAGCAATGATGTAGAAGATGATGATATTCCTTTCTGATGAAAACTTTATTAGTTGAAGCTCCTATTAACTCTCTTTCTTTCGGGAATGTTTCTTATAATATTCTTCGCGAGTTCTCAAAGAGGGGTATCGAAGTAGGCTTGTTTCCAACTGGAAATGTTGACGTATCCGCTTACAAGGCGGATGCGTCTTTTTCTTCTTGGATAAAAGAATCTATTGATAAGCGCTGGGACATCGTAGCATCTAAAGCTCCCAGCTTTAAATTATGGCATTTGAATGGGGCGTTAGATCGCAAGTCTCATAAGCAGAATCTACTAACTTTCTACGAAACTAGCGAACCTACATTTCAGGAAGTTTCAACGTGCAAATCTCAAGACCGCACATTGTTTAGTTCTACTTACGCTAAAGATCTTTTTGAATCAGCTGGATGTAGTAATTGCAGCTTTGTTCCAATGGGATTTGATCAAGACTTCTTTAAAACTGGTAAAAAGTATTTAGAAGGAGTTGTTCACTTCGGATTGATGGGCAAGTTCGAAAAGCGAAAGCATACTGAAAAGATTATTCGAGCATGGCTCAAAAAGTATGGTAATGATAATCGATATCAATTATCGTGCTGCGTAACAAATCCATTCTTTAAGCCAGAGCAAATGCAAGCTGTTATTGCTTCTGTTTTGGAGGGAAAGAGATATACTAATATTAATTTCCTGCCATATCTAAAGACTAACTCTGAAGTCAACGAGTTCTTGAATGCCGTTGATATCGACTTGACTGGATTGAGCGGTGCAGAAGGCTGGAACCTTCCGAGCTTCAACGCTACGTGCCTTGGTAAATGGAGTGTCGTCTTGAATGCTACGTCTCATAAAGACTGGGCAAATGATCAGAATTCGATCTTAATCGAACCGTCTGGACAAGAACCTATCTATGATTCCTTTTTCTTTTCAGAGGGTGCTGAATATAATCAAGGCAACATGTTTTCTTGGAATGAAGACGATGTTATTGCGGCGATGCAAACAGCTGTTTCCAAAGTGTCTTCGGTGAATACCAATGGTATCGAATTGAGTAAAAAATTCACCTATTCAAATACCGTTGATCGCATTCTAGAAAGCTTTTAACAATATGCCTGTCTACATATATCATAATACCTCTACCGACGAATATTCTGAAGTTTTTCAGGGCATGAATGATCTTCATGTTTATTCTGGAATCAACGGTGACGAAGATTCTTGGAAGCGTGTTTTCACTGTTCCAAATGCTTCTATTGATTCTCATGTAGATCCATTTAGCTCTAAACAGTTCGTAGACAAGACTCAGAACAAGAAGGGTACCTACGGTGATCTACTTGATAGAAGTGCTGAAATGAGCGACAAGAGAGCCTCCTTGGCTGGAGGCAAAGACCCCGTTAAAGAAAAGTACTTCACTGATTACTCTGCGAAACGTAGAGGAGCTAAACACCCAGATCAAATGAAATCATTTGAAAGCAGTAAAATAAAAGTAGACTTCGGAAAGAAGTAAATTTAAGCCGTATCGAAAGATGCGGCTTATTTATTTTCAGCATCTTTCTGCTTCTTTAGAACGTTAATAGCATTGATCATACTGGTAATCGCATCTGCAACTTCTTGATTGTCGGCAGCTTTGCTCCAAATATTATCGACAATTAGCATTTCTGTTTTGTCTGTAACTTTTTTGAGATCTTTGTTGTATGGTTTTAATTCTACAACAGCTTTTCCAGATGATTCTGGATTAGGCATGTCAATTATAATTTTACTAGCCCAAAAACAATCAAAGACTAGTTCTTGTGTTGCTGGTACGACGACAGGTTTTGTGTTTTCTATATACATAAATTAAAAAGATAGTAAAAATGTTCTTCTCCATCCACCAGTTGTGCCAGTGCATACATATAAACCACTGCCGCTGATCCTCAACTCTCCAAATTGTCCAGCTTGAGATGAGAGTCCATTGAATTGAGGTAATAACAGCCTGATTCCAGAATTGAATAATCCCCCACCAAAAGTATTTGTTATTGCTCCACCTCCAAAAGAATTTGTTGAAAAAGGTCCGTTTCCAAAAGTATTGCTAGAATCATATCCGAAATCATTTGTTGATTCAAGTCCGAAACTGTTTGTACCCGCACAATTATTTCCAAAATTATTTCCGCCTACTCCAGCTGAACCTCCAAATTCATTAAAATACGCACCATTTCCGAAAGAATTTGATGATGTCGCACTATCTCCAAAAATATTTGTTTCGGCACCTTGTCCAAACATATTAGTCAAAGCTAAATTTCCAAAAGAATTCGAATTATTTACATCAACTCCAAAAGTATTGTCTTCAGCATAATCACCAAAACTATTGCTTGTGCTGGCAAATTCTCCAAAGCTATTAATTGGAGCATTAGCTCCAAAAGCATTTGTGACGGCATTTTCACCGAAAGAATTGCTTAAGGCTTGTTGGCCATAAATATTGGTTGGTGCGGCAGTACCACTATTGCCAAAATTATTCGTTGCGGCATTAATGCCGAAATTATTCGTTGTCGCATTTGGGCCAAAACCGTTCGTAGTAGCATTCAAACCAAAAATATTGTTGGTCGCAGAATTTCCAAAACCGTTCGATGTAGCGCTAATTCCAAAACTATTCGTACTAGCAGCCGCACCAAAACTATTGATGAGTCCAGCCGCACTACCGAAACCATTGCTGCCAACTATATTGCTGGTAAATGTCTTTGCTCCAGCTATGGTTTGAGTTCCAGTTGTTGTTACAACATTTGCGCCGTTCCAATTAACTGCTCCGTTATTACCTAAAGTAATATTAGTTCCGCTTTGATTCAAGAGAAATTGATATGTTGTATTAACTGGATTTGGACCTAAATTCATTTATTTTATTTACACCTCTGTTTTATAAATCACCCCAATTAACTGTTATATTTTGCCACAGACTAGTTATTCCACTCCATATTCCACTGTATACCGTATCTCTCTTCATTAGAAAACCTCCTGTTTCAGTAGCTTCAAAAGAGAAGTTGGCGCTGAATTGTAACGTGTCATTAACGTTCATCGAATAATCTACGCTTTCTAATTTAGCATTTTGTATTTGATAGTAACCAGTAACTAGTTTTTTAGTATCGCAAAAAGCTACTTCAAAAGAATAACCAGATTCATTTGTAATAATTGATTGAAACTCTCCGCTGGAAATTCCAGACACTAAACACTGAATAGCGGCAGATCCATTCACTGGATACTCTAATTTTCTACCATAAGGATAATTACTACCGAGTCCGTATAAATTGGTTCTAGCTAAGTCTAAGTTTAAATTAAAGCTCTGCAAAATAGGATTGGCGGCTGCATTCAAACCAACACCTCCAACTTGCAAGTTCTGTAAAGAAAAACTACTTGCGTTAGGATTCACAACTGGAGCATTAAATTCATTTCGTCCTTCTGCATTGTTTGGGATGTATCCGTCAATCAATGATGAGTATAATCCACTCAGATTCAAAAAACCAGATCCACTATTATTACCAGAAACACTGTTGATCGCTGGAATTGATACAATGCCTCTCGTTAGATTCTCAAATCTAACATTGGAAGCAGCAAATCCCATGCTAACAGTTGGTATTGTATTGAGTGCAAAATCAACAGAGTAACTATTCAAGAAGCAATTGCCAAATGTTAATGCTTGTATTCCACTAAAGTTTACAGATGTTGGATTAACTTTAAAGTTATCAAATCCATCTTTTTGATCATCTGGGTTTACTATTATGTATATGTTTTGATCTCTATTTTTTAAATCTTGCAAACACGGTTGATAAGACTGAGCCTCGGCTTTAAAACCAGCTAATATCTCATTGCTGCAATATGGATTTAAATAATAAGATACATCAATATTAGCTTCTGGAGCTTTAACTAAATTGTTGACAGCATATGATTGACTGCCTATCTGTTTTATTTTCTGATGCTCGTTTTTGATAGAAAAGCTACAGTTTTGAACCAATGGAAAAAGATTCGCAGCTTCTTCGCCAGTTTTCCAAGCTGGAAACTGCCCCATTGCTACAAATGCTGAGTTGCTTTTTAATACTTGTCGATTCATGTTCCTGTAGGTATTATGCCCAATGGGTCTTCGATTAAATTAACTTCTATATTATGTGAATCCACAAAATTCCAAGAATGATTCCAAGTCGGACAGTAAAAAACTTTATCTCTGTTGTAAACAGAAGGAATGGAATGCAAGAATCTTCTATAGCCGCCTTTGTTTTCCAAGAAGTGCATAATGGCTTTTGCTTCTTTGGTTGTTATGTTTGAAAACTTATACGATAGATTGATTGGAGCTAAATGCTTTCTATTCTTCATTCTTTGCGTGAATGAATTCTTAAACTCTATCTTGTCAACTTTTATAGCCACATCATTTTGCAATCCAATATCAGGCTCGAAGAAAAAAGCCTGAGTCCATTTACTTGATGCACCAGTGGGACCGTCTATACCGACAGAAGCAGATGTATGATCTCCAGAACAATAATAATAGTTGTTTAGTTTGTTTTGACTTATGCCGCTGTAAACAATGTCGTATTTTTTGTAGCTATATCCAGCGGACCATGTTTGAAGTGGAGAATTTATAAATGTCATTCCAGACCAATTAAAAAGAGTCGGCGCTTGATTTACATCAATAGATACCGCCACTTCATAGTGGTTTTTGTTTATGTGATTAACGGCATAGTTATCAGTTACTCCACTGATTGGTTTGTAAAAATTGGAAGCATCTGTAAATCCATACAAGTTGCAGCCTGATTGACTTTCAATAAAGTCTACCAGTTTTTGAGATCCTGTTTGATCAAGATCAAATCTCAACTCAAACTTAGCATCCAAGCTGTTTATTGATAATGGAATCAAGTTATAATAACCATCTACTGTTTCATATACATTAGCTTTCGAAGAAAAGTTTACTCTTGATCCGTAAACTGGAGTATAAAATAAACCAGTTAATCTATCTCCGCTGGCAATATCAATATTATTGCTTCTATCGTAGAATGTGTTCATGAGTGTCCGATATAATTTAATGTTAACTTAACTCCTCCATCCGCAGAGCTAGATAAAGATTCAGAAACTAAAGACGCTTTTGGAATTGTTAATTGTTGGAGAATCAAAGAATTATCTCTAGATCTAATGGTGAATGATACTGTTTTGTTTTGGCGTGTGCTGAGAAAACCTGTGCTGCTCGATAAGAAAGCATCGTCAACATCTATTTGCACAGAAGCTGAGTATTCCATCACTGGCATAGTCACTATTTCTTTTGGGAAAATAGATCCTATCGAATATACTGGTCTTCTATCTATTTTTACAGAATAATCAAATCCCACAACTCGATTTGTAGAACTATTATCACACGTTAAAGATATTGATCCTTGTGTTGGCACGTAAACCGTTGGAGAAGCAACAGATCCAGCTGCGTTTTTAGTTCCAGTTACCATCGCATCATAAACAGTAATGTTGCTGGATACTTTTGGAATAGATCCAACTGCACAATTTACGATATACTCATTCAAATACCCACTTTGGAAACCATAACTGTTGTTTTCATAATTTATACTGCCGCTTATGTTGTTTGCGCCAGTGTAGTTTATTAATCCTCCAGAATGTATTAGATTCTGAGATATAGATAACTTTTGTTCTGTGGGAGAATTTACAGTTGTATAGCCACCTGCAAAACCCAATGGTTTAAATACATTGGCTGAATTAGAATACGAAAGCTCTACACTTTCAACGCCAATAAGTTGTTGGCCTGAAATGTAAAATTGATTTTCGTAGCTGGATACTTGTCCAAACATATTATCTTCTTAATTGACCTCCCAATCTTTTTTCGTCTTGAAGGATTTTGAGAACAGCGTCTTTGATTTGTCGAGCCATTTGTTGTCTTTGATCGGTTGGATTTCCGTTGGTGCTTTGTGTTGCCGCTCCAGTAGATCCTTCGACATTGATCGTGATGCTAGAAGCTCCTCCAGAAGCCTCGATAAGCTCGTCCAGCTTGGATATAAGCTTCTCGTTCAACTCTTCCGTCTTCTCCTCTGTAACGATGGTTCCTGCGCCAGCATTGAGTGCTTGTAGATTTCCAGCGCCGATGTTTTGAGCGGCAGAGCGATTCATGATGAATTCGCCGCCTGAAAGCATCGCTGGAACTGTATCGATTCCACCCTTGAAAGGAATTGAACCTCCAGTGGCGAATCTTTCATTTGCGCGTTCTTCTATATAATTTCCTTGCGCGTCAAATGGACCAGTAGTGAATGCTGGTATGTTATTGTTATAAACACCATTATTAGATCCTCCAAAATTTAATGGAGAAACTCCTAAACCTCCCAAGGCAGAATTTACTTCATTTATTTGATCATTGTCATATGGATTCACATCATATCCATTTGCACCATTTGTATTTTTTGATGATGGTGTCGTTGAAGATGATCCGCCAAAACTAAATAAGTTTGTTAAACCTCCTTTGCCTTCAAAACCACTCCAAATTCCTTTCGCCGCATCGCTTAATCGCGCCATTCCAGTTGTGCCCGATCCAGCATAAGCTTTAAAGAATCCAGATCCAGCAGCCAATACTACTGATAACATGAGTTGCTTCTTCAGCGCATCACTTTCTGCTTCCGCTTGTTTTTGAGCTTCTTGCTGCGCTTGTATGTCTTGGACATACAAACCAAAGGCTTGCTCTTTGGCGGATCTAGTAGCTTCAGCTTGAGGACTATTGCTTCTTCCGAAATTTGTTAATCTAGCGCTTTCTGCTTCTAAGTTTATAGAAGCATAATTTCCTTGATTGACGATTTGATCTCTAGCTCCAGAAGTGTAACCTTGAGTCGCGAACTTAAGCAAGTTGCCTGTTCCTTGAATTCCACCAAGTCCATAAGTTCCTGGAGTGAAGAATCCTCCTTTTCCACTTTGAACTTTGCCTCCTTGAGCATAACCACCCAGTGTTCCATTGTTGATTGCTTCTAAGAATTTAGGTCCATATCTGCCAACAGACTTTTTGTTGATAACATATTCTCCGCCCATAAGCATTGCTGGAACATCATCTTTGGTTCCAGATCCACCTGTGATCGGTCCACCAGATGCATAACCAAAGATTGATCCTAATAATCCAGAAGATCCATTCTTGTTCGAGCCAAGAAGAGAATTAAACATGTTAGACATTAATTGCTTGTTTAATGTTCTTACAAAATCTAAAGCGCCACCTTTGAGAATGTCTGCCAATGTTCCACCTTCTTCGATAGCTTTAGAAATACCGTCGATCAAATTATTTTTGAATTGAATAGAAGCATCAACAATTGTTTTGTTGAACTCTAATGTTCTTTCTTCCATCGTTTTGCTGTACTCTTCTTTAAACAACTGAGGAATTGTTTTTGCCTGTCTTTTTCTTGCTGTTCTTGCGGCTTCTTCTGCGCTTTGTCCTTTTTGCTGATTGAGAGTTTCTATTTCATAATCAATTTCAGCGTTTCTTCTTCCAGATATGGAAGTTAATTTTTCTAGTTCTAAATCTTGAATTTTTCTATCAATGATATCTGTAGAATCAAGTAGAGATCTTCTAAACATTTCCAAAGCTGATATTACTGGCTCTATTGCGCCAGCCTCTCTTGTGCGAGTATCTGCTGCTGCTTGAGAGGATTCAGCATCTAATTGAAGGCTTTCGGATTCCTGTTTCAATTTTATAATAAATTCTTCAATAGCTTTCTTATCATTTTCATTCTGCGTTAAACCTAAAGCTCTATCAGCTTTATCCATCAATGATTTGAGCGAATTACTATCATTTTCTACTAATTTTTTAAATTCGTCAGCTTGGTATTCATCTGAAAATTTTGTTAAACCTAATAACTCAGTTCTTTTATCTGCGAGCATTTTATTATAATTTGCAACATTTTCTAAAGATACAGTATTAGCTTCAATTGCAGCAATGTTAGCGTCTATTCTTTTAATCTCATCAGGAGATCTACCTAATTTTGAAGCTTGTAGTTCAGCTATTTGTTTGGTATTCGAGAACTGAGATCTTCTCGAAGTCATGTCTATACCGAAAGATCTTTGTTGAGAAGCTCTTTGTGCTGAAGAGATTATATCTTTTATTGTAGATGCTTGAGTTTTGTATTCTTCTGTTTTTTGTTGTTGAACTTTTAAATCTTCCTTATCTAAATCGTATTTTTTTAGAAGATTATCTAAAATCTGTTCATTCTCTTTTCTTTCAGCTTCTGTGAGATCAGTTCCCGTACCCAACAATATATTTATTTCTCCTAGTAATTTAGTAACTTCATCTTTATTTTTGAAATCATCTTCTGAAAAAGTTTTTAATCGTCCTTCTAGCTCAATTGTTTTTTCTTTATTTGCTACAAGCAATTTAGCTTTATCAATCTGTCCTTTTAAAAGAGAAGATGTTTCATCTACTAATTTTCTATCTAAATTTCGTAAAGTTATTTTATTTTCTAAACTTCTTATGTCTTTTTCGCTTAAATTATTAAGCTCCTTGGCAGAAAGTAATTGCAGATCTAATTCTTTAGTAGTTCTTTGTTGAGCAATTGAAATATCAATAGTATTCTTTAATTGATTTTGAGCATAAGAAGTATTGATTAGATCCAATGCTTTTTTATTTTCATCTGCGGAAATTTTTGAAGCTTCAGCTCCTTTTTTAATAGCTTGCACCAGTAGATTTTCTGCAACAACTCTATCCATTGTGGTTAATGAAGAATCATTCAGAATTTTTCTTTGTGTTTCTAAATCCAATGTGCCATTTTTTATTTGCTCATAATATGGAGCTATAACTGGCATTAAATTATCTGCATTGATATTTTCTAAATTAGTTATACTATCTAAATCTTCTTTTAATTTTTTAATAGGAGATTGTTCAGATAACTTTCCTAATTCCTTTATAACCTCTTTTATGTTATCTGTGTATAATACATAATCACCTAAAACATTTCTATTTTTTTCACCTTCTTTGAATATAGTTGAAGCTATGGATGTTTCTGGTAATCCAGCTGCTTTTGCATTTTCAATAGCACTTTGAAAATTAGCAGAATCTTGATCTGCGACAAAAGAGGAAACAGACATTTTTCTATAATTTGTCTCTTCCCCAAATTCACCTTGGCGATTAAATCTACCCTCCTCCAAACTTTTTAATAAAAATTTAGCATCTTCTTTAATTCTTTGTTGAGCATTTGGATCTAGTTCATCTAGTCGATTCGCAGCTTTTTCCGCCGACTCTGCTAGTAATCTAGCATTTTCTGCCGCTTGTTTAGTCGAGCCATTATTTTCAAGCATGATAGTTTTCCCAGCTTTGAAAACTTCAAAAACTCCCAGTAATACTGATCCAGCAATACCTACCTTGCCTAGAGCTTTACCAACTCCACCCGTGGATTCAGCTAGAAGTCTTTGTGATCCTTGATAAGCAAAGGCGGCGGTAGTAATACCTGATGCCGCATTTGAAACTGCTTTCACCGCTGATCCAATTTCGCCAGACAAACTATCTGTATACCCAGTCAATATACTAAACGCTCCTTGTAAAGCAAAAATAGTTCCTAGCATGTCTTTCTGTTCTCCACTCGCTCGAACGGTAGTCTCTTTAAGGGTCGCAGTTTTTCCAGTTCCAAAAACGCCTTTTGATTGTTCTATAATTGCTTTTTTCGTTGCCTCTGAAGATTTTTGAAGAGTTATAGTCTCAAGTTGTAAAGCTTGAATTTTATCTTCTATAACTTTTCTTTCTTTTTGTCGATATGAACTTAATGTTTTAAGATTTACTCTTTCAGCATCTAATGCTTTAGTAATTTTCTTTAACGCTTCTTGATACGCAGACTCTTGCATCGCTAAAGCAGCGCTTCTTGTTTGACCTATATATCCAGAAATATCTGGCGCATCTACATAATTTGGCACAAACCCACTCGCCGCACCATAAGTCTTTGGATTTCTACCTTCTTTGATAGCTCTATTGATACCTTGATAACCACCTGCTGGCTCATCACGACGATTAGCAACCATCAATCCCATTGGATTGCCTACGCTCTTGAGTGATGGGTTTTTATCTACATAGATTTGAGAAGCAGGAACTCCAGCAGCCATTTCGCGATTAACTGCATCTTTTAAAGGATTTGCAAAATTTGGAATAAAACCACCAGCAGCATTAGGAGATTTTCTGCCTTTTGATTGTTGACTTATTTGAGATAATATTTTTGGAGCGATATCTCCATCATTCATTGACTTTTTGACAAGAGTATTAACTTGACCTTGAAAATTCGCCGCAGACCCACCTCCTCTTTTCGCATCACCTCTCACCGCTTTTACTCCCAACATTTGATTCATTGCAGCTGGGTTAGTAAAATCAAATGGTCTGTTTTCATTTTTAGGATCAAATGAAGCAGAAAGATCTTTCATTGTGGTCAATGCGGCTTTACTAGCAGCTTCAAAAAGCTGACCTTCTGCACCCGCAGGAAGAATTCCTCCTTTTGATGTGGATTTAAGATTTCCTAATTGATCTGTAAATTCTCCTGCTTGCATTCCAGAGTAAAGTCGCCCATATAAAGATTGAGCGAGTGCTACAATTGGCCCAGCAAAAAACTTATTAATTTCAGATGATATTTGCTCGAAATTCTTTTTTGTAGGAACTCCAGTTTGCTGAATATTACTTAAAATAATTTGATCATCATCTAAAAGACCTCTCGGCTTATTGTCTTTAAGATCAGAACCTTTTAGTTTTGCCGAAACATATCCAGAAGCATCTCCTTGCTTCGGAGTGACCAAAGCAATTCCCCCTAAAGTATTTGCATCGATATTGAAATCTAAAAATCCTTGGTCAAGTTTTTTCTGATCCAAAGCCTTCTTTTTTGTAGCAAAAGATGGATTTCTTTTAAGAACATTATCAATATTTGATTGATAAGCTTCTATGCCATTAGGAAAAACAAACTTCTTAGAACTTACTCTGTAATTTTCTAATTCTGGATAATATTGTCTAATAGTGTCAGTTAAAAGAGTATTAGAGAAGTTTGGGATAAAACCAGAAGCTAAATTAACCTTGTCGGCAATCAATGGCATACTAATAGTTCTGCTTAAATTAGGATTTTTTGTCTTTATTAATTTTTGTTCAATTAGTTTTTTTGTTTTTACTGAAAAAGAACTATTTTTAGTTCCAACGTTAATTGATTTCACACCTTCAGCTTCTCCATATTTGTAAAGCATGGACAAGCCATCTGGTTTTAAATTAATAAAACCTCTTTCGCTAATACGTTTATTCCGAAAATCTAGCTCACCCTCTTTAGTTCTTAAATATTTATCCATTAAACTAACAGAAGAAGGTCTACTGAAAGATCTTTTAGCATCTCCATATCTAGACAAGTTATTAATACCTAACTGTTTTTTAGCGCTCGCATTCAGGCCGTAGCCTTGAGGAAGCGGAAAATCAAGAGGATCATTAGGAGAATAAGAACTTTTTCCAAAGAGTCTTTTATTTAAAATACTTTCAAAATTTTTACCCTCTAGAATTTGATTTTGATTTTTTACTATTTTTACTTTTTCGGCAAAATTTGGAATCAATCCGCCAGATGCACTAATCTTTTTAGCCCCAGATGGCAAGCCCATAGAGCGAACCATGTCTCTATTAAAGATAGCTGTTCCACCGCTGCCCGCAAAATTTGGAACTGTATACTCTCCAGTGTGAGCTACAATAGATCCTTTCTTGCCTTGACCAAAATTAAAATTAGGAATAACAACTGGGCGATCTCCAGATTTAGCGCCACCAACACCTTTTCTAATATCAGACGATTCTTGAGAAACCGCTGGTGTGTATCCACCCGCCGCTCTAGGCACTCTTAATCCTTCTCCAGTGCTTCTTACGCCTGCTCCATAAAGAGGAGCCGCCAAAGTGCTTGCTGTAGAAGCCATTCTTCTCATCGCGGCTTCTTGCAATACGATAGCATCAGACATCAGTTTAATCTGAGCCGCTCTGTTACCTTCTAAAGCGAAAAGTTGTTGTTGAAGTCCGACATTTCTAGAAAGAGCCGAAGCAATAGACTGTTCGACATTTTGAATTTCTTTAGCGGCTTTTCCAATTCCAAAGAATCCTTTTAAGCTCGCAAAACCAAACTGAGCAAGGTCTTTTGAAAGTTTTAAAATAATACCTGCAAACAAAGCTAAACCTGGACCTGTGATAAGATTTCCAATGCCTTTAGCTAAACCTCTAAAAACATCTCCCAATGCACTTTCTTCACCGAGGATTTTTTGGATACTTTCAAGAAGTCCATTAAAGAATCCAAGCAAGTTTTTAGCGCTGTCAGTGATTCCAATTTTACCCAATGTAGCTCCAAGCTGCTCCGCACTTAAAGATGTCTTATTGATCAAAGCAGCTAATGTAACGTTCAATGCTGCGTTCTTTTCATAAGCTTCATTTGTACTTTTTAAAGATATTTCAGTCGCTTTAAAAGCCACTGATGATTGACTACTCAAATCTTCTAATGTAGCTAATAACTTATCGATTTGGAATCCACCACCAACTTTTTCAGTAATCTCTGCAAGTTGTACTTGATTAAGACTTTTGATTGTACCTGCTAAATTTTCGAGAAGTTTTGTAGCTGGCAATATTCTGCCTTGAACATCTGTTACAGAAACTCCAAGTTGTTGCAGAGCATCCAAAGTGTCTGTTCTTTGCAACCTTGTGAAGATTGTTTTGAATGAGTTACCAATAACTGCTCCACCAACAGATGTTTTTTCTTGAACAGCTGTGATGATACCAACCAACTCGTCAAAAGAAACTCCAGCTTGCTTCGCAACAGATGATGATCTCTTAAGACCTTCAATTAAATCTTTTTCAGAAACCGAGTACTTTTGAGAAACAACAACCAGTTTGTTTAAAACTTCAGATGTTGTAATACCTGTGCTTTTGAAAGCATTAACTGCGGCAGTTAAACCAGATACTGATCTTTCTGCATCCAATCCAGATAGGCGAGTCAAGATAAGAGCATCATTAATTCTTCTAAGAGATTCTTCTGTGCTTAAACCTTGTCTAGCTAATTCGAGAGCGCCTTTTGCAACAGCGTCAAATGATTGTCCTGTGTTTTTAGCTACATCGAATAAAGAGTTGCCAAATTTCTCCAACTCAGAAGAACTTTTTTGGAAAACGGAATTAATTTCTGTCAAAGATTTTTCGACTGCGATAGTACTTTTAACTAGAGAACTAAATGCACTTGTAACTCCATTGATAATACCAACAGAAGCTCCGAATGCAAATACGCGAGCATTCGCCGCTTCCATCGATTTGGTAAATTCGTCAGCTTGTCCAGTGATACGACCAAGAGGTTGAGCTAACGCATTAATTTGACGAGCATTCGCTCCTAAATTAATTTGAGCGCCTTTCCCAGCATTTCTCAATGCCGCTTGGATGCTCGCTTCTAAACCTGTTTGTGTTACTGGTATCTGAACTGACGCTGGCATAAATAGTCCTTACTCCTTTGTCCTATTTACACAAAAAACAATATTTTAACCCATCAATTTCATCAAATCTTCCATATTCATACTGCCCCCATTTTTGCTAATTTCGTCAGAAAGGCTTATTGCTTTCGCTCCTGAATCAACAAATGATAAATCTTCTTTGGTAGCGCCGAAAACAGCAGTAGCACCAGTATCAGAATTCTTAAACTTCTCACTCGTCTTGCTTCCACTTCTTTTTGATTCTGAGAATCTTAACACATCAGCTGGATTCTTTTTTATGCTTTCTGGAATATCATCATTATACTGAAAGATATTAAAGAAAATTCTAGCATACAGCGCCAACTTTAACTGATATACAGAAAGCTGAATAATAGGCTTTCCATAAAAAGAATGAAGATGCTCTGTCTGAGATAAATACATATTAAAGAAATCCCTCAAAACAGCGTGTTGTATATTGTCTTCACCTAATCTTGTGCCGCACATTTGATGCTGTTTAATCAAATGATGAATGTCAGAATCACTTATTTCCGCGAAACTATCTTCGGTAAACAGATGCTCTTTTAGTTCTGGATCTTTATATATGATATAGCGGATAAACTCTTCATTTGATCTCGAAGATCCATAATCTTCTGCTGTTTTGCCGATAACTTCTTTTCTTTTGATCTTTAGAATATAAAGTTCTTTGGATCTTTCTTCGATTGATGCTTGAGTTTTATCTTTTTGAGACGGTAGAACTAAGTTCATTTTAGTCTGTTTGAGGTTGGCGATTTCATTTTCCAACTCAGCTATTTTTTTGTCATCTTCTTCCAACCATAAGCCATCGGCAACCAACTGATCCAGCATTTCCTTCTCAGTTGGTATGCCTTTGTCGAGAGCTATGTTTTTATACTTTTCGTAGTATCTATGAATATATCGCTGATCGCGGATAGAAAAGTGCTTTAGATAAACAGGTTGACCTTTATAATCAAACTCTGTATATCCATCAAATATCTCCCCTACGATAGCGATATACTGTTCTTCACTCACAGATCATTACTTTCCAATCTCTTCATCAGAGAGTCAAATGATTCCTTGTCGGAAGCTTGGTTGAAGAACCAGAATGCAAGAATAGTTGCGGCTTTCTTGGTAATCAAGAAATATAAATCATCTTCAGATTCTTCTCTGCGATAGTATTCTTCAAGACGATCTTCAAAACTACCCGCGCCAAAATATGGAGACGGTGAATCTTCACCTTCTTCCTGAATGTAAGTCAACATAATCACATACCAAAGAATAAGCCTGTTCTGAGCTTTTACATCTGCGGTATGATCAAACAATGATTGGTAGTTTGATTCGAACTCAACAATTTGACGGCGAACTTGAGCCAACTCAGAAGTGATTTCCTCGACTCTTGTTTTTTGCTTGTCTGTTTTGTTTTGAATAATCTCTAATCTTGAATATTCGTTTTGAATATCGAAAACCTTTTTGTATGAATCAACCAAAGACTGAGCATCGTCTTCACTCATCAAACCCCCAGTATCGCTATACTTTTTAGCCAACATCGCTTTTGTAAGAATGCCTTTCTTGACACACTTACTCATTTCGACGCTGAATTCAAGCTCAGCTTCTTCCAACTCTCTGCGAGAAGGTCTTTTCAACTTGATCGTGACTGGAACAGAAGTCTTGATCTTTTTCTTGACTGTGATTTCCTCTTTGGTCTTTTTGTCGATCTTTGTTGTTACTTCTTCCTTTTCGATTTCCTTGTCAACGCTGAAGCTATATAGCTCTTTGATTTTTGTTTCCATTTTAGTTGTTTTTAAATATAAAGCTTACTGTATAATTTTCCATTTCGGACGAGAAATCTCTTAAAGATTCGTTGCCACGATCAAGTATTTTTTTTCTAATCCATGCGAACTTGTTTTCATCAAAATGATTTGCTGTATCTATGATAGAATGATATTCTTGTGGAATATTATCATACAACTTACCATAATGATAATCATGATCTGCTTTCATGTCTTCAACAATCTTTAACATGTCTTTAAATATGCACGTTACCGACTGTTTATACCTCTTTTCTAAAAAAAATTGACCATTCATCCTTATGCCTTAATTTATAATAGATAAAAAAGTGTAAAATTCAATATGCCAAGCTTAATAAATATCGCAAATCAATTAAAAGTAACATCCGCTTTTGCGAATTTGCATGACACGTTCTCTAGAGAGATAACTGTTTATAAAAATTCAAAGCAAGTAACTATTGCCAGTTCTGCTCAATACAATTCTATCTATGGAAACGCTGGAGCGTACAGTAACACACAAAATCAAACAGTATCATCTACATTCATGGCTCGAATCTACTATATTAAGATGGACGAAGAATTTCTATCAGATTCAGCTTCTAACAAAGGATCTCAAAACAAAATAATAATGCCGCAAGGATCTGTTAAGATAGTAGTTGACCCAGCTGGTTATCTTTTCATAAAAGAAGCAAGAAAGGTAGAATTCGATGGCAAAACTTTTTCAATTAAAAGTGATGGAGTTCCAATTGGGCTTTTTGATAATCAATACTATGAATTCTTTTTAACTCCTTTAGATGAATAATGAAAATACCCAAGCAAGTATTAGACAGTGTTAATTTGCAAGCGAATAAAATACTACGACCAAGTGTAGAAAGTTCGCTGCGACAAACCATTGAAGAAACAAAAAAACAGATGATTCAAGAGTTTATGAATCACCCAGTAACTGAAGAGATTATGAATGGTTACAACTCCGAAAACATTTCTAATACTTTGAACGGTAATGGCAATCTATTTTCTTTTATTGGATTCGAATCTGGAGATGCACCTATCATGCCAATCATAGATATCTTGGAAAAAACCAACGTTGTTTTCTCTAGATCTGGGCGAAATATCCTTACCGCAAACATTACCTTGCCGTCCACCCAAGATATATTCGCCGCGACTCCTATGCCGTGGGCTTCTGGAAGAAGTTGGGCCAAGGGAATAGAAACAGGAATTTCTGGCGTAGGCTTTTACATCCAAAAGTATGGACAAGGCAGATCTGAAGGAGGTATACAGTCTAATTCCAAAATAAGATCGGGGCGTTTTAAAAACGTTCCATACATATCGGCTCTATTAAATAAGTATAGAGTTCTGTTCTCAAAAATCAATTACGAACAAACAAACATAAAATTATCATGATCGAACAATTTCAACATAGAGCAACAACATCATTCATGCTTTGGTTTGACAACTTTTTATTGAAAAAGGGTCAAGCATTCAGCAATCAAACAGGAGTTTTTCATAACTACACTGATGACAGATTAGACAGTAGATACAAATCTTTCGGCAGTCCTTATAAACAGTGGGTTACTGATTCTTCAATCAATGGAGCTACTGTTCCTTCTGGTGTTTATGTAAACGGAGTTTTTCAACCAAGAAGTAACAGTTTACTTTTAGACTTTGAAAATGGGCGAGCTTTAATCAGCGGGGCATCAAACACCGCATCAATCACTGGATCTTTTTCGGTGAAAGATTTTAACATATACTTCACCAATGATGGAGAAGACGATCTACTTGTCGATAAAAAGTATAATTCTAATCCAAGAGTTTACTCTGCGCCGAATACATATGTAGAACCATACGATCAAGTAGTTCCAGCTATATTCATTTCCAGTCAATCAATGCGAAATGATCCGTTTGCTTTTGGCGGCGAAGATACTACTAAGATTTCGATGAAAGCTGTAGTGCTTGCTGAAAATCCTTATCAATTAGATGGAGTTCTTTCTATTTTTGCTGATTCATACAACGAAGTTATTCCCAATATTCCATACTCTGGCAATCCAATCACTGAATATGGAGACATTAAAAATGGACGTTTTTCCTATGAAGATTTAAAAACTCAATACGCTGGCAATCCATTGTTCTTTGTTGAAGATGTTGACACTTCAAAATTAACAGACAAAGCGCGAAAATCTTTAGCGAATGATTTATATATTGGCTTTATTGATTTTGAAATACACCAACAAAGATACCATAGATAATAAAAATAATTTCACTTTTTTATGGCCTAACTGTAAAGACAATAAAGATAAAAAATTATGGCACGTAACCGAGTAATTTACCAATCAGACGCTTTGTATGTTAGCGAAGGCATCACTTCTACTACCACAGGAAAGCACAGACAATTAGATCGCGTTCAAAGCGCAAATTATAGCTTTAATGTTGCTCGTCAAGACATTAATCAATATGGCGAGCTTGCACGTATCGATTCTATCGTTTTAGAATCTCCTACAGTAAGTGTAGACTTTTCATATTATTTGACAGATGGAACCAATGAAAGAGCGCTTGGATTCAATTTATTAACAGGAGTCGGTGGAATTTCTGGCAACGCTATTTCTGGCTTGATGTTGGATCAAAGCGGCAGAAATTTGTATATTACCACTTCTACAGAAGGTAACGATTATAATAAAACTACTAATTTTAATGGAGTTAAATCACTCATTGGAATAGGAAATGTTTTCTTAACGGATTATACTTTAGATGTTGCTGTTGGAAGCTTACCAACTGTATCTGTATCAATGGAAGGATCAAATATTACCGCATCTGGTGTGAGCGGTACCTCCGTATCTGGTATTAGCGGCTTCTTACCTTCTGTTGATCCTAGCGGTGGAGCGTCTTACGCATCAACTGGCATTTTACTTCCAAGTGGATCAAGCAACACTGGCACTGCCACAGTTTCTGCTCTTAGACCTGGAGATGTTACTCTTTCTTTCGGAAATAGTAATTCTGGAATTATCGCTGATATTACTGGTGGAGCAGACGCTATTCACATTCAAAGCGCAAGTCTTTCAGTTCCTCTTTCACGCTCTGCATTGCAACGCTTGGGAAGCAGATATCCATATTCAAGACTTGTTGATTTTCCTTTGAATGTTACATTGTCTGTCAACGCTATTTTAAATGAAGTTACCGCTGAAAACTTAGCTGCATCTATCGACACTAAAATCACAAATGATTTAACATTAACAATCAAACAGCCTAATTCGACTACCAATGCTTTAGTATATGTTCTTAAAGGTTGCAAACTTGATAGTGAATCTTTTAGTTCTAGTATTGGCTCAAATAAAACCGTTGATCTTGTTTTCTCGACTCAGGTTGGAGGTAACAATGATACCGCTAATGGTTTATTTATCAGTGGCTTTGGAAGTGGGGCTGTCTTTGCCTAATTATAAAGCTTTTAAAGCAACAAAAAAAGGCTGGCAGAAATGCCAGCCTTTTTTATTTACTATTTTTCCTACATTAGATGGTTACATTAAGAGCATCTATTCCTCCAAGTTGCAGAGGCTGGGATTGGTATATATTGTAGTAATGAGAAAGCTTCTCGACTTTTCTATCGCTTTCTTCTGCAAGGCTTTTGTAAACCTTGGATACTTCGTTTTTGTTGGTGAATGTAACAGAACTATTACCATCTCTTAAACTGAGAATATCAGAGCCATTGGTATTGCCAATCAATCCTCTTAAAGCGTTGCGCGATTGCTTTCTATAGTAACTACCCATATACAACTCTTTGTAAATAGATTGCGACTCTAAATCTAGCTCAGCATCGATTCCGCTGTATGAAGTATTTATTCTATTATTTAACTGCCCCAAATTACTTTCGAGCCAAGCTTCGATGTAAGAATTATACATCACTCCAGTGTCTCCATCGAATTCTGTTTGAAAAATATTTAATGCTAAGTCGCTAATTACACTCATACAATATATTACACTTAAATATCCCCAAGGATTTTCAATAATTTCTTATGTTCTGGATTGTTTGGATCAGGAACAAAGCTATTTACTGGTGATGGCATAATGTTGCGGCGACTGTTCTTTGTATACGCTTGGAATTCCCTGATTAGATTTTTCTTTAAAGTTGGATATTCGTGGAATGGATTGATGCCAATCTTGTTTGCCAGTCTTTGCAAATCAGTGATAGACATTTCTTTGAGATTTTCCTCGAAGATCTCAAGTTCGTTTGTGCCGAATGGGCTGATTTGAGATACGCCAAGAATAACCTCTAGCTCTCTCATGTTTTGAACGAATTCTGGAGTATTCACTTGATTATTAGCTCTCATGTGCGAGATTCGTTCAATCAATCCCTGTGGATTGCTAGATCCGTTTGTTGTTTGAATTTCTGGCTTCAATGCACCATTTGTTTCTTCAATTTTCTTTTTTCTAGGCATACTTTATTATATCTTAAAACTCATGTTTTTAAATAAAAAAGAGCCGCCCCGTTAAGGGCGGCTCTTGGGAGGGTTTATCGCTATTAAGCAAGACCAGAAACGATCTTACCAACAAGAGCGCGGGTATCGAGAACCATACGACCTTCTTCAAGAGAGCCGAAGTAACCGATCTTGCTCTGACGAACGCTGTATTGATCATCAGCAGTGAGAGAGAACTCAGAACCGTTTTCAGAATCAACAGCAACTGCACGGATAAGAGAATCACGGCTACGATCAAGACCGATGATGATTTCATCGTTCGTGCCATTGAATTGAGCGGAGTTACCACCAGTAGCATTGGTATAAGCAGTGGTTCCAGCAACTGTGTCGAACACGGTGTTGAAACGTTGTCCACGACCAAGCTCGTTAATTTCCATGATTGAAACACCATAGAATTCAGGGATACCTGCGCTGTTGTAGATTGATGTTCTCATTTCATCAGTAGCGGGAATATCAGTGACGATAGTTCCATCTGCTTTTGCTCCTCTTGTGTTGATTGGATTGTAAGCCATTGCACGAAGCTCTTGAACAACTTCTGGAGAAACAATGATGTCAGTCAAACCACGACCTTGGCGAGCTTCTGGAGTACCACCAAGCCATGAGGTGTTGATTCTCTTGGCAAGAGTGAAGAGTTCGTTAAGATCCGCAAGCAAGAAGCGACCATTGGTATTAGCGCGTTGAACGTGAGCCTTACCGTTGGTATTAGCATTTGCGAGTGAACCTAAAAGAAGGTTAGCGGAAGTCTTCTCTTGCTTGAAGAGAATTTCTTGTGCAAGACGAGTAAAGGTCTTGCTGATAACATCCATACGGCTCTTAGCAGCATAGCGCTTGTCAAAGCTCAATGCAGAATCAAGAGTATAGGTGTGGATCTTCATTTCAGAAACAGTTGGTAAAACTTGGTTCTGAGGAAGACCACCAGCTGCGCTTTGGCTATATACAGTGATATAGTCTTCAGCAGCTACGTCGTAGTATAAATCGAGCGGAATGCTTGGATTGTCATCAGCGTTGAATTGAAGTGGAGTGAACAAGTTGCTCAAGGTAGGAGCATTGTTGATAACTTCAGCTAAAACTGGACCGATGAATTCAGCAAGAGCAACTTGAGCTTCCATCGCAACAGCGCGATTTCTTGAAGCCATAGCTTTGATTAACTCGATTTGTTCAGGAGTTCTTTTTAAAGTAATTTTCATATTTAAATTTTTCTAGGTTAGATTAGAGTCCAAGACCGATGATTGCGTAGCTTCCTGTAAGCGGATCAACAAGGTTGGCAGTCGAAGTAGCAGAAGTGCGTGAACCAGTAGCGATAACAAGAGCGACTCTTGTTGGGTCGGTGATGGCGCAACCAGTTAATCTACCGCTAACACCTGATGGAAGCTTGAGTCCACCACCAATGCCGATTTGACCAGCGCCAGTTCCGATAGTTGCAGCGAAAGCTGTTTGCGCGAGGGTGAAAACACCGCGAGTAGCGACTGGAACTGATTGTCCTGGAAGAACACACATAAGCTCTTCAGCTTTTTGTGGGTAATAAAGAAGCTTCTCGTTGTTTTCGTCAAACTTTGCGGTTTGGCGAAGAGTCATACCGATAAGCGCATCACCTGAAGTAGCAGGTTTGAGACTGATGCTAACTCTTGGGTATTGGTTGGCCCCAACGTGTGGATAATTCGTCTTACCAAGATATGATGCATAAGCATTATCATAAGTAATGGTATCCACGTTTAAGTTTCCGCTTTCGATAGTAACGAAAACGCCAGCGTCTCCGAAGCTAGTAGCGCTGCTATCAAGAACTGTTTCGTTAACGAATCCAGTTCCAAGAGCGAACATGTTGATAACGTCAGTTTCGTTATATTGTCTGAATGGTAATGTTCTAAGTGACATAATATTAGTTTTTAGATTGTTTTAGGAAATAATGATGTTTTTGCGATCAAATGCACTAGCGAATTTTTCTCTGAGTGATTTGACTTCTTTTGAAGATTCTTCGTTTGAATTAGGAAGTCCACTTTCAGAAGCTTGAGCTTTTTCAAGAGCTTCTTCAGCAAGTTCCTTGTCGGTTTTAGTTTCTGAAGCGGTAGAAACAGAAGCGAGCTTCTTGGCAACTTCCGCATCAATTCTGTCTTGGATACTCTTTTCGTAAGAAGCCTTAACTTCTTTGTTCTTGTGTTTCCACATGATTGAAAGCTTATCTTGATAAGCAGCAAAAGCTTCGTCAGAAAAATCGAGAGACTTGAGTTCATCGAGAAGAACTTTGCGATCTTCGTCATCAAGATCGTAGCTATTATCGATAACTTCCATTCTAGCATTGAAGCAAGCAATAGCTTCTTCTTGCTTTTTGAAATTTTCGAATTCTGCAATGCGCTGTGAAGCTTGGCCAATGTCAGCTTGTAGTTTTTCAACTGAAGCTTTTAGCTCTTCACGCTCTTTAATTGCAGCAGCTGCTTCTTCTTCAGCTTTTGTTAGAGATGCACGATATTCGATATCTTTTTGTTTGATAGCTTCGGCAAATGTACTAGTCATGTTGGCGACAGCTTCTTCAGAGAATTTTTTCTCCACAAGAAGATCTTTAAGTTCAGAGAGGACTTCTTCAATATCCATAATAGTTTCTTTTTTGTGTTTTACATTCGCTAACTGTATTTGGGAAATAGATGATTCAGTTTTTTTATTATAATCTTTCTTTTTTATATCAAAAAATGTTTTTTTGTCTCTTTTGTCTTTGATTTCCACCATAGACGAAGAGTCATTATCAGAATATAAACCTTTCACATCAGCAGCTGGATTTGTTGTGAAGCCTATTCCCAATGGATAAATTTCTCCAGTTAATAAACGATATACATGACTGCCATCATCAAGTTTACCAGCGCCACCATAAGCTTTAAGCTTCCTGCGCATTTCTTCAAAGTGTTTTGGATTGCTGATAATCTCAGCGTCTTTTAAATCAGCGCCTCCGACAGCTATCACGAACTCACTAAAACCAACTTCCCAACTAGTGGATATTGATTGATAAAGAGAGTCTTGAGGATCTACTGATCTTTCTATAAGCTTGGCAAATTCTTTGTTTGCGTATTTATAAACAACAGCGCCCAAAGCAATGTTGTAAGGATCTTTTTTATCCAAAGCTTCTTCAATCTCAATCAAAGAATTTGTTCCATACTCACTAAAACCAGCGCTCACGATATGACCAACGACTTTACCTTTATCATGTTCAATATTAGTCGGCTTGTGCAAGAAGTTTTTAATTACTCTTGCAGCTGTTGCCGAATCCATTCCATCATCATTTTTATTGAACTTGTTGACTATCGCCGCATTAAAAGCAACACCAATCAAATCAATATTTTCAGAAAAATCAATATCTTTTGGAAGTAATGGTTTTAAATTTTCTAAAGAAGCTTTTGAAATAAAAAACTCATCTCCCTTGACACAAGAAAGAATTGGCGATTCAAATTTCGCTGTGTATTTATACTTCATATTTAAAAATCATTATTCTTTTCCTTCTTCCATTTTTTCTTCTTTTTCTGTTTCTTTATTCTCATGAGAAGCTGGATCTGATGATTTGTCCATCTTTTTAAGAATAGCTTTTTGAAGAGCTGGTGGAAGTTTTTTCTGTGCTGGGGTTAATTCTCCAGAATTACTTTCTTCCATAAGTGTCGCTTGCATTTTGTCAAATTGAACCGCACAAGCTTTCATTGTTGAGTCATTGTCCATATCGCTTGTATCAACAAGAGCTTTATCATCTGATGCACATGTACTCATGAATGATTTGTATACAGCGGCTTTTTTATCCGCCATCTTAGCAAGAGACACTTGAACCTCTCCGTTTTTAATTTCAACTGTTTTTTCAAGTGGCACTTTAACGTCTTCTGGATTAATTTTCATTTATTTTTTGGGAGTGATATAATAACGCTGCTGAATAATCATCTTCAATCTGATGTTCGGAAGCTATCTCTAGAACTTCTGGGATTGTTGATAAAGAAGCTATTTCGTCAAAGTTGTTTACACAAGAATACGCGGTATCTTCCCAACAATTTAATTCTTTAGAAACTGCTATAGAATGAGACAACTGTTCAAGCATTTCGTGCTGTTGGTTGTTTAACTTTTTCAAGTTTAACTTGCTCTTCAACTCTTTTTCCATGTTGGCTTTTACAGCTTCAATATTCTTGATTACTGCTTGAATATTTTTTATAGAAAAATTGGCTTTTGTAATTGGTATACCAGTTGTTCCTTCTGGTCTTCCCGCAACCTTGTTTGTTTGATTGATTGTCGCCTTGTTAGCGTTTGGATCTTTCGGCGGTGCAATAACAGGGACACCTCCAACAATTGGATTGTAATAGCCGTCTTCTCTTTCCTTGACGAACCCTTCTTGAGCAGGAGCGATTTCTTCGGCTTTTGGAAACTGTCCAGTATGAAACATTTCCATTCCTTGCTGTGGAGTAATGATTCCAAGCTCCATAAGGCGTGTAGAAACGCGCATAAGCTGGGTTTGATCTCTGATATCAATATCTCTGAAGTGAGCCGTAGGAGAGTTCTTTAAGCCCATGTCCTTGGCTATTCTGCGAATCTCAGGCTGCAAAAAATCATTCAAGAATGCGTTTCTCGCTTCTTTTAATCTATCGATGAAAATTTGAGCTTTTACTTCAGTAGCGCTATACTTTTCCTCACCAACAACAATATTCTGAAGACCTTGCTTGATATCCTCATTCAATACTTTGTATTTATCGGGACCAAGAACTTTATTCAATTCTGGAATCACAAACTCTGCTTTGGTGGTATAATCAGAAATCAACACTCTTCCAACGCTTTCGTTTTTGAATAAACTTTGCATCGCCAATAGGTTGTTTTGATTGATGCCTCCTTTGTCTGGTTCGGCTCCCATCGTAATCAAAAGAATAACGTTTTCGACTGTTCTTGTAATAGCCTGATCCATTTTCTTCAATTCCATTTTAGCATTGATATCTTCAAGTACTGGATAACCGAATGGAACAGCAAATGGCTCATAATCTTGTTTTTTATAAAATGAATATGTAAGCTTTAGGGGATCGAGTTCAATTTTTAAACCATCAGAATAATAAGCACCATTCTTGATGTTTTTTTTCACTTCTGAAGGAAGACCTTCTAAGATATCTTTATCTTCTTGAGTGATTGGATTTTGCAAACGAGCCAATTCATACTCAGAAAGAATTTTTTCATAAGCGCCAGTATTAAAGGTCGAACCTCTTTTAGCAACTACATCAAATGGATTTAATAAAATATACTTCACTGGAATTTTATTCACCATAGATGTGATATCTCCAATTTGTCGCATTACTTTAGTGTAGTCATCGACTTGGAATTTACCGTCTACTCGATAAAGGAAAATATTACCGCTTCTATAATACTCGCGGAAGTATTGATCTTTTAAATTCCACAATTTAATTTTTTTGAACCACTCTGTGAAGAAATCTCTGCTTTTTTGAGATCCGCCCTCAAAGTAAATTTCAGTATTGGCAAACTCTGCCATGATATCAATAGCGTTTCTGAACATAGCTATGTTAGCATAAGCTTTTTGGCAAAGTTCAATAGCTTCTCGCACATTGACTCCATCCATTGCATAACTATACGGTAAGAGTCCATTTCGAATGCTGCTGAATCTGTCAAGAGTTCTATTTAATGCAGACCTATTGACTCTACTGCCGCTTGGTTCATTATTATTTAATCGCCCATAAGATGCCTTGGATACACTGTGCTTACTAGATGCATCTGAAACATAAAAAGGCTCACCACACAACTCTGGTTGATAATCATTTTGCGAAGTTGGACCAACAGGATTAAACTTGCTTTGACTGATCTGATTCCAGTATTCAGATTTTTTTTGGTATTTACGTTTCGATGATTCCATTTACTTATTTTACACCAAAAGTCGAAAAGTTAACTTTAAAAGTTAATTAATAAACATTGGAACGAATGTGGATTGCACAGTTTCCTGCGGCGTAGACATCATATCATAATATACATTCATCATCCAATTTCCCAACACAAGAGCGGAGTAGGAGTCTTTTCTTGCTTTATCAGCACCTCTTTGCTTTTTTAGATTAAGCGGCAAATCAAAACTTTGAGTTCCTTGTGTTGAACTGGATACTTGAATTAAGGCGCATTGAACTTTAATCGTATCAACACTGTCTTTAAGATGCTCAATAAAGTCGATCATTTTTGCTCCTTCATTTTTTTCATCGTCGATACGCAAGAATTTTAAATCAGCAATGGGAATGTTTGCTGTTTTTTGTCGAGTGAAGTCATCGTTCATAGCCATGCTTGCAAACCATATGTTTCTATGATCAAATGCTGACTGCAACAACTCATTCGCATATCTTATCCAAAAAGAACTTGGCTTTCTTAAAAATACGATTCTCTTGGATTCTAAATTGTATTGATTTCTAGCATCGCGCAAGGATTTTTCATATTCTTGAGTATTGTCTAAATCAGCGTCAAAGCATTCTAATTTAAAATTATTCTTTTTGAATAACTCACTTTCGTTGCAAGAATTTAGAAACTGCACGCCACCATTATAGTCTCCTACAACCGCAACTACATTAAATGATGTCATCAAGTAGTAGAAATACTCAATATGCTTTTTCAAGTTTGTGCCAGATAAAGCATACGAGTGAACCACGATGCCTGTTCTTTGATTTGGCTGTAGTTTAATAACTTGCATAGCGAAATCGTCAGAACCATCGCTTTCAGACCACGATGGGTCAAATGATACAATGTATTTCGCTTTAGAATCCCCGATTACTTCAACACACTGCCCTTCTCCGTCTGGAACGGTGCATTGAGCCATCTTGCTCACCTTGAAGTATCCAGAGCTATCGTCTGTGAACACAGAGCCGAATTCTCGCTCGAACTGCGCGACACTCATGGTAGCTTTTGATTGGTCGAGAAGGTTGGCATCGTAAAGCTGCTCTGGAGCGCAATCATAACTTAAGTGCATAATAACTCTATGAGCTTTATCCTTTTGATCAGGATTCATAATCAAGTTTTCATACTGCAAATAAAGCTTGTATAAATACTCGAATCGATAACTCGCAGAAGACAGTCCAATGATTTTGTTGTGAGGCCAAATATGACGCTCAGATTCTTGCATTTTGCCTTCTTTGATTAACTTACTTTCCAAATCATAAACTTGTTGCCTTTCAGTTGGATTTTCCACAACAGCCAAGAACGGCAAAATAACTTCGTTTAGAATCTTTTCTGGCATCAACAAAAGTTCGTCAATAATCATTCTTTGGAAACGGAAACCACGAAGTTTTTCACCATCGCCAAGAGGCAGTGCTGTGATTTTGCTTCTTCCAATTTCCATCACCCATTCATCGTTGCTTTTGGAAACTCTTGTAATGCACTGAGCTAATAATGTAGCTTTCGGGCTTCTAGAAATATCTTCGATCTTTCTGAAAATCATCTTTGACTGTCTGAATGATTTACTAATAATCCCAATGTGAACGCCTTGATGAAATATTGCATCTAGAATAGCAAACACAGCTGTTGAGAATGATTTAGAAAGACCTCGACTCCAAATACCTAAAAAGTAATCAGTTTCCATCATAGACTTGATTGCTATGTGTTGGAATGGAAACAAACTAACTCCAGTGATTAATTCAGTGGCAAAAGATGGATTCTCTCGTAAGAATTTGTACAAAAGAACCTTTGCTTTTTTCTCTTCTATAAAACCTTTACAATCAAGAACTTCCTGATTTACATTCTTGAATTTTTTATTTAATTTTTGCGATCCTTCTTGCCAACTCATTTGGAACTCCTTTCGTAATAATCCATAACCTTGTTATCTAAGAAATACTGCATATCAGTATTCCACAACTCTTTCCCACAAATCAATAGTTTCGGAATTAGTATTTGACTATTCCCTCTACTTCCGCTAAAAACAAATTGGCAACAGTCTCTATATTCGTGTTGCAGTTCTTTCATCACATGAAAGGCATAATCAAGATTATATCTCTTTGGTGAGTGAGCGTTTCTTTCTGACATTCTATATAAATCGCATTCAGTGACAATAAACAAATAAGATCCAAGATCTCTGCATCTTTGAAGTTCTCTCGCGAATCTTTTATAGCCGACTGTCATAGTAGAACAAAAATCAGCGAATGATTTTCTGTCTACATAAGTATAATTATAATCATCGCCGCTGACAGCATAATCGCCAACGTCTAATTTAAGACTCTTGGAATTTTTAAACTCTAACGGCTGTTGTTCTCTTGTGTCTACATATATCTGCACATCGCGACAATCATTATGAAATGCTTGTGGCAGATTAGCGGTAAACATAGGTTCGACATCACATAGTTTACAGACTTTCGAATAGCTTCCGAAAACTTCTTTGTATATATGCATAGAAGGTAAGCTGGAAGTGAAAAGTTCAATAGTGTTCGGGCCATATACTAATTGTTTCTTTTTTATTCTTTTTTTCAAGCAAGAAATTATATAACGCTCAACTTCTTCGACGGGAGCGGTGTCGCACCACTCAATTAATTGCTTATATGTTGCAAAATCTCTATCAAAGTAATCTTCGTAATTTTTAAACTGCAATAAACATCCAGTTAGTTTATTTTTTCTTTGAAAATGTTTTACATAGTAATCTCCAAGCAGCATATCATGCTTTTTAATATGAGCATGCAGGCTTTTTAATAGGGGGAAAGATTCTCCGCATTCTTTACAATCAAATGACATCTTCTTGTGAAATTCCTAATATTCTACTTTTCCATTCAGCCATTCCCTCTAAGCGATGAGCTTCCTCTTTGATAAGAGCTTTCTGCATCTCCGCGATATTAACCATGTTGATTCGTTCTTCTTCGTCTTGAAATGATTGAACCAAAGAAAGGATGGAGGCATTTTCTTTATGTTTGCTTTTCATTCGTTCAGAGCGATCACCCTGAAGCTTTTTAGTAAGGTTTTCAATTCTGGTTTCGCATTGATGATATTCTGAGCTTTTCGCTTTGATAATTTCAGACAAACGTACGCTCATTTCTTCTTGATCGTTTGTGATATCAAAAATATCATTCAACTTATTCAAGTGCTTGCTTACAACTTCTAAATTAACAATTTCTTTACATACATTCATGTATAAGTTAATTTCGTCAGCAGTTAAATCAGGCTTGTCCCAAGTAAGACGTATAAACTCATGTTCAAATAATGCTCTATCTTCTTTGGATGTATAATTATTTACAATTTTTAAAAATCTTGAATTATTTAAATTAATACCCAACCTATCTACACATAGCTTATGTTGCCTATTAATCTTCTCATCCTGCAATTCACTACCAGTGGCATCGTTGATCTTCTTGACGATTCGGCTCGTCGATTTCGGCGCTACATAACTGTTTAATCCAACATCACTATCCTGTGATGGAGAATAATCTGGGTTAATTTCATTAATGACGGTAAACACAGCTCTTTGTTCCAGCGACAACGGTTTTATTTCCTTGTCAGGAAATAAAATTTCTGCAATGCGCAAAGAAGACGATCCGCCGTTGGCATGTTCGATGATGAAGTCTTTTTGCTGTTTAGTAAACTCGATGCCTTCTTTTTTGACGCGAGTGGATGTCTTGAACTTCAAGCCAGCTTCAATCATATAAGATCTAATCAGTCTTCCTTCTTTGCTTCTTCCATCAATATCTTGATTATCAAAAACAATTCGAGTGATCTCGTTGAGATCTGTGGTTTTTCGATATGTATCTTTGATTTTTTGTTTTTGTTCTTCGGTTAAAGTCATAAAATTATATCGTATTCATTAATAATGTTTTCGGCTTTTTCCTTTAACATTTTTTTTAAATTTTTTATTTGCTTGTAACCAGCTTTGCGATTTTTTTCATTGCTTTTGTAGCCCATAAACTTAGCGACTTCTTCTTCACTTTTATGTTCAAAAAACAACATAATATACACTGTGTAGTGAGGTTCCGAAAGCTGCTGCTTGAGAATATCGTTTAATTTTAAAACAGAATCAGAGAAATCTATGCCCGAATCATGTTTCTGATTAACCTCCTGAGTATGATTCTCCATTGGAAGTGGAAGCTTGATACCATAGCCAGATTGTTTTCGCTTGGTCCATTTGGCATATATATCACAAGAGGAGTTCTGGATACCATTGCTGGTGGCTGCACATAGATTATCTCCCATGTTAAACTTACACTTCATGCACGGTTTAACGTAGTTGGTGTAGTTGTTGCGTATAGTATTTTTGATTTGATTGGAAGCTATTCGAGCAGCCCAAGGCTCCAATGGCTTTGTTTGGTCCCACATGTGCCACTTGTTGTAAATGTGGATTTTGATGTTTTGAGATACATCGTCAAAATCAAACCAATTGATGGCTTTCAACTGCCATTTTTTTTGAAATTTCTGAACAACCAAATCAATGATGTTAGAACAATCTTCGTATGTTTTTAAATTATTCTCCACGACGGGTTTTTTGATTTACGAAATCGTCAACGCTGGCAGCTGATCTGCGGCGTGTTGTTTTGGAAGGTTCAGAGCCTTGGCCAAAAATAGATCCTAAAGAAAAGGAGTTATATTCAGATTCATGCTCGATCTCAAATTGAAACTTATTAATTTGCGGAACATATTCCGCGCTAGAGTTTTCTGGGTCGGAATCATCATAATCATCATCATCACTCA